ATGATCACTGACACAAAGCTCAGGAAGGCCCTTGGCAAGAAACGCGATGATATCGAAATTATTTCAGATTCTCACGGACTCAACGCAAGAATCAGTCTGGCCGGAAAGGTCTCTTTCTTCTACCGGTACAGATGGGCAGGCAAAGCTGTAAAACTCAATGTCGGCGATTATCCAGCAATGAGTATTGCTCAGGCAAGGGAAAGGCGTCAGCAATTCAGAATCTGGCTTACTGAAGGACTCGATCCCCGAGAGCAAGTAAAGCTGGAGAAATTGACCCGCGAAGGTTCCATGGCCGTATCGGAAGCATTCAATTATTGGATCGAGAAACACTGCATCGCTAATCAACTGACAAAGACAGGTTATTATCAGTTGGTATTTGCCAAGCATATCGCCGAACCGATGCGAAACGTCAAAGTCGACAATTCGACAAAAAGGCACTGGATAGATGTTTTTGATCAGATTGAAAGCAGGGTGATGGCTCATTATATGCTTTCGCTGTGCAAACGCTCATTCAGGTTCTGTATTAACCGAGGCGTAATATCGACCAATCCGCTCGAGGGATTGCTACCCACTGACGTTGGCCAAAAACCGAAAAAGAGAACGCGGCGCTTGGATGATCGTGAGCTGGTGGCTATTTATCGGTGGCTGCAAAACCGCATGTCCATAGAGTCCGTGTTTCTTGTGAAATTTATTATGTTGACCGGCTGTAGGACGGCAGAGATTCGGTTAAGCGAAAGGTCATGGTTCAAGCTGGATGAAAATGAATGGATAGTTCCTGCTGGAAGTTACAAAACGCGAGTGCACATGAGAAGGGCTCTTTCTGATGCTGCGGTGGGACTGGTAAAAAATCATCTTGAGAAGATCAACACAAAGCATTTAGTCACTTCACAGCGCTTATTGGATGGGGAAATTAAAGACGTCCCGGTTCATCCGCCAGTTGCTTCGAACTACGCCAGGTATATTTGGTCAGAATCCGGCATGGAGCCCTGGTCTCTCCATGATATGAGAAGAACAATCGCAACAAATCTTTCAGAACTTGGCTGTCCGCCGCATGTGATTGAAAAGTTACTTGGTCACCAAATGGTTGGCGTGATGGCGCACTATAACCTGCATGACTACATCGATGATCAAAAACACTGGCTCCACGTTTGGCAGAGCCATCTTGAAAACATCATCGGTGAGCCGTTCAGTTAATTGGCTGTTTCACACCTTCCCACTCTTTGACTGACTCCGACTTCCAGCGGTTAGGGTTACCGGGGAAGTCCGGGGCGGGGAACGGCTTCGCAAAACCCCGCGGCATCGTGTCTGTGCTTTGCCATGACCAAAGGGTTTTACGTGAGATTTTGTATCGACTGGTCAGGTCTGACGTCAGCAAAATATCATCCATCGTTTTTCTCCAATGGCCCGAACTGGGCCATTTCCAAAAGTAATATCAAGAAACCTGACCCGGCAGCGCGCGCAAACGACGCATACCTGTCATTGCTGTGGCCACGTAGCTAGCCTTACGGTTCACCACTTCCACCCAGACCTTCACACCTTCAACTCTCACCGTGTACGTTTCCTTCATCTTGCTGCGGCCATAGTCGCCGTAACGTTCTGCATGAGTGGCCAGTGCTATGTCGCATGCCTGACGCGCTAACGGGGATTGCTGATTTGCACGGTTAATTAGTCGCATTACATCTCCTCAGTGGGAGGGCGAACCCTCCCAACCCAGTTAGCCAACGTATTCCGGTTTCATATCCGCCAGGGTGATGCTGAACTGATCGTGCAGCTCGTCGCCCAGATGACGTTTCGCAGTTGCAAGAACTCGCTCAACTTCCCCAAACCGTTCAGCTGCATCCGGTTCGTCCGGAGACGGCAGGGAGTTGATCGCGGCCTCAACCTTGTTACGTGAATCAACCAGGTAATAGCGTTTCACTGCCTTATTCTTCAGCTCGGTGAACAGGGCTGATCCGAGTGTGGCCTTCGCGCTTTCGATATCAGCGCGCAGTGCTTTTGCACTATCAACATCCTGAGCGGCATCGATTCGTTCGCGGAAATCATCGGCAAGAGAGTCGATATTTACCGACGATTCCTGTGCGCTTTGCGTGGTTGTGACGGTGTCACCTGAAATATCGGCCAGGCTAACGCGTTGCGGCGCCGGGTTAATCTCTTTCTCAGTGCGTGGCTCAACTTCATCTGGACTGTAGACGCCGAGGATGACTTCTGGGCAGTACAGGCGAGCCCAGTACTTCACTGCCAGATAAGCGATCTGCTGCTTCGGCGCTGTTTTCCACAGTGGCGAGTTACGTATGGTGATATCTGCCAGGTAGATTGGCTCGCCCCAGGTAATTTCTTCTTCTCCGCGCAGTACGGCGCCAACCCGGATAAACAGACCTAATTCATCACGACCGTCTTTTTTCCCGGCGATCTTCTCCCAGTCACCGCCGTACTCGTAATGGAAGCGGCCAATAATGGCGCTGGAACTGGAGATCACTGCGTTAACCAGCTGCGCTTCGTAACCCAGCACACCGTTGACCAGGTGTGTTTTCTGGGCAACTGCATATGGGTTCATTCCCCACTGCATAGCCTGCATGACGATAGCCATACAGTCGGCGGGTTTCCCCGCAAGGTGTTTGGGGACGGTGACGACAGACTGCGCCATCAATTCAGCAAAAGAGGTAAGCTGGCCGAGTGCCTGCACGTTGAACACAGCGTTGCTGGCGGAAATGGTGTTTGGTGCCTGCTCGGTCGTAATGATGTTGGTATTTTGCATGGTCAAATCCTCCATTAAGCCAGACGCAGCGCTTCAAGGCAGCGCAGGTCGAAGTCGTTCAGTTCGTCGGTGTAGTCTTCGGTTATCGGTGCAGACCAGCAATCGGTGTCATACGCATTTGCGAGTGCACGCATGGTGCGCTGATACTCCAGCAGCCCGAGGTCGAGCAAATCTTCCGATGCCTCAATTACCGCCACCCAGTGGTAGCCCTCGTCTTTGTTGACGAAGATCCAGAAGAACTGATCAAAGTCGGCAACGGAGCAATACATGCCAGCGCTGAGGTGGTAGTCGCGGTCGATGATTTCCCGGTGCAGTTTGGCGCGCAAACCGTCTTGCTTAACGCGTCCCATGCTGATCGTCTTCAGGTCAACACCGATACGAACGCCGTTGATTTCAACCTCAAGGTCAGGGCGCACACGGACTTCCAGACCGGTTTCGTCGTCCATCCCGAAATAACTGGTTTCCACTGAACGGGAAGGATGGCGCAGCAGTTTCCCGGCTGATTCATGATTCAGTAGGGCTTGCTGAATTGCCGTGGCCAGCGTCAGTTGTTCTCTGGACAGGATGGTTTTCCCATCAACGCTATCACGCCATTGCTGCTCAAATTCATCAGCGAAAATGGCCTCCGGGCTGACCGCGCGTATCGCCGCCTGAAGTTCTTCTTTCTTACCGGTGAGCTTCAGTTGCTCGGCCTTTGGCTTATCCGCGTTAAATTCTCGAATGAACGCCTTCATGGAGTCGGTGGTGGTAAACGCCTCAGCCGGAATACCTGGGAATACCGCAAACTCTTCGTGGAGCTTTTCGGGCTCCAGGGCCAGGGTGTGCGCCAGGCTACCTAACGTCAGCGCCTCGCTGCTTTCGCGACGGATAGTCTTGGTCACGTGACGGCCGTGATAGAACATCAGGCTGACACGTGCGTCTTTCACCTGGGTTGAGCTGATACCGTTCGCTGCGTGATAAACCTCGTTCGACAATCCTTCATAGCGGCCTGGCTCAAAGTAAGCAGGGTACACAACAGCCGGTTCGTCAGAATGAGATTCTGGCTTGATTTGTGCCGCAACCGGTTCGGTTTGGTTTACAAAATCGCTATTTTGGGCGACAGAATCCGCATTCTGGTTTACATCGGCTTGCTGGCCGGTATGTGACTCTTCACCAGTTTCCAGACTGCTTTCGCCTGACTGCTCTTCATCACTGACAGTTTCTTCCATCTGCACATTGCTGGTGGTTTCCTTATTAAGTGGTGAACGGTCATCTATTTGTTGGGCGGTTAATGCGAGGTCTTCTGTGATCCATTTCGGGTCTGTAGGGTCACTAATCCCCTCGACATATTCTCCGCGGGAAGCTGCAAGAATTTTGTTTACCTCTTCGGCCGTTACTTTTTCCTGTTTCATAGGTACAGGCATAGACGAACGACCGCAGGCTATATCAACGAGCAATGGATCTGGGTTGGCGTGGTCGGTTTCCGTAAGTACTCTATTCAAATATTCTTGGTGTTTTACAGGATCAGCATAAAGCCCCTCTGGTGTGGTTTTTACTGTTGCGATGATGCAGGCACGTGAGTAGTCCAGGCCACCAGGAATTGAAACGAATCTCTCTCGAGTCGCCAGCCATTCGGGATCGTCCATCTTATTCATGATGGAGTTTGCCTGTAGTTCTATATCCAGAGGGACGTTGTAAATATCAAATTCGCGGTCACGGGCACGTAACGCCAGAGCAATCTCATGCTCCAGACCGAGAATGGTTTGCGGGAATTTTCGGTCAGAGACAATGCCGCCGCCGGCGTTCGCACCTGAAGGTGTGCGATTAATGGTTGTTACACGATTGCCTTTCTGCCATTCCTTGACCAGCAGGCCGCGATCGATGTATTCAGTTTTGAACCACACCGTCAGGAACTGGATAACTGTTGCCAGCTCCGGTTTCTTACCGTCGACAGGGAAGACTTTCTTAACGGCATTCACGACTTTATGAATATCGTGCTCAATGGCTTTTTTGAATGCCTCCACATTCTCAGCAGCCAGCAGCAGGTTCTGGATGTACGTGTCATCAGTGTCCATCTCAAGGCGGACAATCTCTTTTTTCTGCGCGGCATCGACGTGATAGAGATATTCACCATTACCGATGAACTGAGCCAGTACGCGCTGACGGAATGGCAGGGTGGCTACGACGATCAGGTTCGGCTGCTCTGGCTGCTGAGATTGTTCTTCGGGACCGACTTCATCACCAACGCTGGTGGTTTCAGTTTTGAGCAGAGGAAACTTTCCACTGCGCCAGTCTTCAACCAGTTGATTGCGATCACCTGCTTCTGCGTTCACCCAGTCAGACATGAAAGCAGCGATCACTTCAGGTTCATGCTCTTCACCCTGTTCGAAGATGTCTTTAATCGCCTGAATCATTTTCCACTCAGCATTCAGACTGAGTTCGCCAATTTCAGGAACATCATTTTTAACCTGCAGCAAGTTCTGGAGATAGGTATTGCTTTCGTCCAGTGACATTTCGCTGGCAGCCAGCTGCTGCTCTTTAGTGACGTGAGTCTGGTATTTATCGCTCATCAGATGGAAGGCAAAACGGACTGCTGGAGTGCGGTTTTCTAACGATACATTCTCGTCAGATGTCGCTACTTCATCGGTATTTTTTACATCGGCAGGGATAGTGGTGACAACGTCGCCAGCGGCCTTTGGCAGCCAGATGCGCCCGTCGTCCTGCAGTTCGTAACGATCACACCAGGTGAAATCAACTTCACCTTCTTCCGGAAGGTCATCAACAACTGGGAAGTCAGTGCGGATAGGCTTGGCGTAGTCCTTACCACGGCCGGTTTCGATGCCAGCGTCTTCCAGAGCAACGTCCAGCATCAGGTTGGCGCGAGCCTCAGTTTTTGCAGTGAACCAGACAAAAGCATCAGGCTTTCCCGACTTTTGTGTGGCTTTAACTACATATGGAAATTCCATGTGAGATCCTCATTTTTGGGTGTTAGAATCCCCGGACCATTGATAGCGCCCATTGGGTTAACTTTGGTTTTGATGTTGTTTCCGGTGTAACTTTGGTCGGTGGCACCGGACGTAGATCCCGCCTTGCGCGGGTTTTACGTTAGCCTTCGTGAGCCATCTGGTCGTGCGAAGCGCAACGTTTGGAACAATACTCTTTCTCTTTGCGTGCCAGCTGTGAGCCGTTGCGATAGAGAAGGGTGCTTTTGATTACTTCTTCCGGTTTAACCGGCTTGTTGCAATAACCGCATTTGGTCTGCATCATCATTTCCTCAGAACTTAACGTCTGCCTGAGCAGGTAATTCTTCACTACTGATGATCCTTTCAACTGGGTAGCAGCTACCTGAAACCTGCTGCTCAACAGCTGCCTGCTCACATTGCTGCTGGTCGCCATAAACACCCAGTACAACATCCTGATAATCACCGTTGGTCATGCCAATGGTCAGCACTAACGCGAAAAGAGTGTTCATCAGTGCGTACCAGCCAGAACCAGATTCGGTTCAATGGTGCGGGAAGCATACGGGCGGCGGATGTGGCGCAGGTTGCCCTGCGGTTCGTGCCAGTACATGCTTTCGCGGTAATCAAAAGAGACCAGCCATGCTGCGCCGGTGCGCTGGTTACGCATTGCAACTGCGCGGCCGCTGTTTGGTATTGTGTGGTTGTTTTGCATCTCAATCCCCTCTTTGCCCTTGTCGCCAGGCTGGCGGAACGTTTCTTGAACCTGACAACGATGCGCTTGTTGTCGATGTCAGTAACAATACAAATGAAAATTGCAATATGCAAGCGAAATGAAAATAATAATTTCAATTGATGGCGTGAAAATGCAATCAACTGACTGATTGCATTAAAAAGAAGGGGGGATTTTACTTCTGAATACTTTGAATGATGCTAGACACATCATCTTTGAGGAGATCAAGCTCTCTCAAGGTAGCCTTGGCATGCACTATCAAACGTAGCTTTTCAGCTTCTGGCATTTGATTGAACAACGTAAGCAGTGCGATTTCTTTTTCATCCAGTTGCCGCGGTGGCTCATGCACCCCAGCATCTTCACCTTCGGTATTTGGTGGCATGAAAAACCAATGTTCGGGCTTTCCAGCAGCTGCAGCGAGACGCTTTAAGCGCTCACCTCTTGGAGCTGACTCTCCTTTGGCCCATTGCTGCACTGCCTGGGGAGTAACCATCGCTCTCCGGGCTATATCTGACATGTTCCAACCGAACTCATCTCTGACGAGCTGAAGTCGGTAGGCAAACGCTTCGTTGGGTGCTTTTTTCATGTCTTCCATTCTACAAGGTAGCCTTTCATTCCGCATTGCAAAGATTATTTTCATTCAGGATTGAAAATATTTTTTTCATGTTGTAATCTTGAATTTCAATATCCGAGGGTTGCATATGACAAATTCCATTAAACAACGTGTTTGTGCGGTTATGACGCAAACAGAAATAGCGAAAAATCTTGGCACTACGTCTCAAGCGGTCAGCCTTTGGTTAAACCACGAGGTTCCTGCGCACCGCGTGCTTCCAATTTGCCGTTTACTCGATTGGAAAATCACTCCGCATGAGGTCCGTAGTGATATTTACCCAAACCCAACAGATGGTTTGCCACGTTAGGAGGCTTAATCATGCAGACACTTACTTATCAGAATGATAGCGATATTACTCAAGGGGTAATGATAAATCGCGCTCAAGCACGCAGGGGGCCGAGCCACGAAGATATTCGTGATGCGGTTCGCTCCTGGGCTGGTGCTGATGGTCAGGACGTAGTTACTGCTCTGATCATCGAAGAGTACCAGGCGCAGGGTGGTGACGACATCACTTTCCCTGATGATCTCTGCCGAAAGCGCCAGAAGCTTTTCCGCTTCCTCGATAACCATTTCAACAGCGAGCGGTACCGCGAGAACGTTCGCCAGCTGACTCCCGCAATCCTCGCAGTTCTGCCGATTGAATACCGCAACCGCCTGCTGCCAGAAGACAACATCATGGCTCGCCTGGCACGTATGGAGAAGGAAACCAGCGAAGCGAAGATAGCTGTCGCAATGGATGCGCCGCGTCATCAGAAGCTGAAAGAGCTGAGCGAGGGGATCGTGGAGATGTACCGCGTTGACCCTGGCTTAACCGGTCCGCTGATGGAGATGGTGCAGTTGATGCTGGGGGTTGTATGACGGGTTTAAAAATGGCGAAAGCCGCGGTGCTCGAACACCAACGGCCTTCAGGTGCAAAAACGGAAAGTGATTGCGGGGAACAGTATGTCAAATACCGCTGAAATATTCAAATTCCCCACACAGCAGGGGAAACAGGAGAGCAGCATGGCTGATCTGGAGAAAGGCTATTTGCGCCTGGCCAACCAGATTCAGGATGCCCTGTGTATCGTCGAACTATCCGGGCGTGAGTTTCGGGTGCTGAATGCTATCGTTCGTCTGACCTATGGCTGGTCTAAGAGTTCTGACCGCATCGCCAATAGCCTCATTGCAGATAAAACGACGCTGAAGGTGAAGCACGTCTCTGAGGCCGTGTTGAGCCTTGCCTATCGGAACATCATCATCCTGCGCCGCATTGGGCAAACCAGATACATAGGGATTAATACCAGCCTGGATAAATGGGCGTATACCAAGCCAAATTGCATGAAGTGTCCAGCGGTGTTTCCTGCTGCTGAAGTTGTTACATGGGTAATTACCATCCCCGAATTCAGGGATAGCAATTTTACCCATTCAACCATCCCTGAAAACGGGGATAACCATCCCCAAAAACAGGGAGAGGTATCCCTGAAAACAGGGAACACCAAAGACATTCTTCCAAATACAAATATAAATACAGATCTAACCCCCTCTAATCCCCCAAAGGGGAGGGGTAAGTTTGACCCGTTGACGATTCCCGTTCCTGAGTGGCTTGATTCTGTGTCCTGGAATGAGTGGGTTGCCTACCGCCAACAGTCTGGCAAAGCCATCAAGACCGAAATGACGGTCACCAAAGCTTTCAAGTTGCTCAAGGCTTGCCTGGACGAAGGGCATGACCCGGTTGATGTGATCAACACCAGTATCGCCAACGGATACCAGGGACTGTTCAAACCGAAGTTCGCTCTCAACGACCGCAAAACGGGGAGGGATGTGAACCGCATTTCCGAGCCAGATAAAACCATCCCAACCGGATTCAGGGGGTAACGGTGAAAAACATTGTTAATTCCGGCAGCGCTCTTGAGCGCCTGAAAAAACTCATTCCGCCAGGCGTTCAGCCGAAGTTCACCAGCGCAGCAGAGCTGCTGGCGTGGCAGCGGGAAGAAGGCCTGAAACATTGCGAAGAGTTGGACAAGCTGAATCAGAAAGCGCGCACAGAGAAAATCTTCGGCCGCTCAGGAATTCAAAGCCTGCACCGCAGCTGCACGTTCGCCAACTACGAAGTGTCCGGGGAGCAACAGCGCAAGGCCTATACCATGGCAAAGAGCTACGCGCAGAACTTTGGAGCCGGCTTTGCGAGTTTTGTATTCAGTGGCGGTCCTGGTACCGGGAAAAACCATCTGGCAGCGGCAATCGGGAATCATCTCCTGTCCGGTGGGCAATCTGTGTTGGTGGTGACAATCCCTGATCTGATGCTGCGCGTTCGCGAGTGCTACGACGGTGGTCAATCCGAGGCTTCACTTTTGGATGACCTCTGCAAAGTCGATCTGCTGGTGCTGGATGAAGTCGGTATTCAGCGCGGTAGCAACGGGGAGAAAGTCATTCTGAATCAGGTTATTGACCGTCGGCTGTCATCAATGCGCCCGGTTGGCGTTCTGACGAATCTGAACCACGACGAACTTCTCGGCGCGTTGGGTGCGCGGGTTATCGATCGCCTCCAGATGGATGGCGGGATGTGGGTGAACTTTGACTGGGGCAGCTATCGCAAGAACGTTAGCCATCTCCGGATCGTTAAATAACCGCGAGGGAAAATCACTATGGCAAGCAAATCACTGTGGGCAATTGTCGATTTCCTTCGGGTTAACCAGACCATAACCCCGCGTCAGGTTCAGAACCTGCTGGGATGCGACTGCAAGAAAGCACACAACCTGCTGCTTCACCTGGTACGTAGGGCAGTAGTTATTCGCGCTGGGGAGCCACATCACCCGGTCTATTCGCTGCAACTAGGCGGGGAACTGAATATCAAGCAGATCAAATCGAACATGAGAAAAAACATGGTTACTTCAGTATGCCGTACAAGTCCGGCGATGAAGCGGGTTCTGGCATTTTACGGGAGAGCATCAGTATGACCACTAACAACCACCCGGCGAACGGTCCTGTATCACTCAATCGCCTGCACCAGATAAGAGAAATACTCAGCAAAGCAGCAGCACAAAGCGACGGCGGCAATCTCGGCTACGCAATGGCTGATGCTGTGAAGGTGTTTAATGGGGTTCTGGAGTCGATGGCCCGCGAACAAGTACGCCGTGAACATGCAGCGTGGTCACTGGCTACTTTCGGCGATGTCGGTCCAGTTGGTCCGCTGAAGCACCTTTCCAAAGAAGCACTCGAGGCTGCTGCTGAACCAGGCGACCTTAGCGAATGGGCTGACATGCAATTCCTGTTATGGGATGCGCAACGTCGTGCCGGTATCAGTGACGAGCAGATTAACCAGGCGATGGTAGAAAAGTTGGCGGTGAATAAGCAGCGTCAGTGGCCTGAGCCGAAAAACGGGGAGCCGCGCCTTCACATCATTTAGCTCCTAGCTCCGAAAATTGATCAAGCGACCTTTTATCGTATATATCTGATAATTTGTTGGAAAGAATTACACTCAATGAGTACCATGTGCCTATGAAAGAAAATTAGAATATTTGCAAATGAATAAATCTGACCTAGAAGTTTTAACTGGTATAAGGTTAACGGAAGCAAAATGTCTGTTACAGAATGGATTATATCATGGTGCATACTACCTCTGCGGATACGCAGTTGAGTGCGCTCTTAAAGCATGTATAGCAAAAAATGTGACGGCATTTCAATTTCCTGACAAGAAGTTAGCCATGGACTCACATGTTCATGATCTAACAAAGCTCATGCAGGTGGCGAGCCTACAACTATCACATAGACAATTAGCTGCCCAGGATGGGCAGTTTGAAATATTTTGGACTGTTATGAAGGATTGGAGTGAACAACTCCGCTACGAAACTACTATCAGTCGGGCTATGGCGGAGCAGCTCATCGAAGCAGCTGAGAATAATCAATCTGGAGTTTTGCAATGGGTAAGAAGTCACTGGTAATAGGTCACTCAATGACGACCTCTATGGAAAATTCTGGCCAATTTCTAATGAAAGAGTTAGAGAAGAAAGGAGTAGCTTTATCCGCTGCCATGTGGTTTTTTTATGGGGAAATGTTTTCTTGGAAATATATTTTGGTAATAAGTGATCTTGAGGAGAAAGGGCCTACATTCGTTTATAGCCTTATAAGTCAAATCAATAGAGATAATAGATCAAATAAATACCATTCCATACCACTTGAAGCAATCGAAGCTAAAGGAGAGTCTGCTTTTATTTATAAAATGATGAAAGGAGCATTCTCTATTGAAAATAGCAAAGTTCGACTTTCAAATAGTATGGTTAATGGTTTGGATATTGTGGATTGTTTAATATATAAATTAAAGTAAAGATGTTATTTCAAATTTCGGAAGATTACAAATCAGATTGAATGATCAAGTTGAGGAGAATCGTTCCCTCAGCTAACCGGTGAGATTACCATGTCCAACCATAACATTGCAGCCAAGCCGAAAGAAGAGCAGGACAAGGTTAACGTTGACTTTGCAGCATCCGGAGTAGCGGACAAAGAGCGCCTGAACATGCCGGTTATCGCTGAACAGGAAGCCCGTGATCAGCCAGAGCATCTCCGCGAATACTTCATGGAGCGTGTGCGCTACTATCGCGAGCAAAGTCTGACATTACCGAGAGCATCCGACCCGCGCTATCTGGATATGGCAGCCCAGAACGAGAAGAAACAATGAGCTGTTTATTTGTCAGCGGCATCAAGTTTTACGTTCTGGCAGAAGGTTGATCATATCCCGATCCACAAAGAGATAATCAGTATGTCGGCGCGTATGCTGTATTCACGTTTGAGGGTAAATGGGTAGCCATAGATTTGTCAGTAGAAAGAAATTACATCTTTATAAACCATCACGAATTCAACCCGCTACGGCGGGTTTTCTTTTTTTATTCCTGACAGGAAATTAACAATTTGTGCTCTTAAAACGTTGATCATTTCCTCTCATAGGTATACTGTATAAAAACACAGTATATGCATTGGAGGCCATTATGAAAGTTGAATTAACCATTGATCGTATGAAAGAACTTCCTAAAGGCGCGGTTCCTGCACTGGAGAAAGAATTGCTTAAGCGCCTGAATGATCACTATGACAATTGCAGGCTCACAATCCGCCGTGCCGGGTCGGATGGGTTAAGTGTTTTTGGCGGTGACAAGGACGATAAAAAGAAAATTGAATCAATCCTCCAGGATACCTGGGAAAGCGCTGACGACTGGTTTTATTAGAATTGCGCTTAAGGCTGGCGCGCATTTATCAGAATACCAAAATGTGTATCCCTTTGATGCTGCTGCCGACATTCTTTAATCGCGTCTGTATGTCGCTCAGGGGGATTAAGTGGCAGATATAGCCCAATCAGATCTTGCTGATAATTTACGGGTGATCATAACCGATGGGAAAGGTCGGGAGCTTTTGTCTTTCGGACTTGCAGCGGATGAACGCTACATCCTTTCAGCCAAGGCCGGTTCTGTAACTAACAGAAAATTATCCAGAGATGAATTGTACTGGTCCAAAGAAACCATCATGGAAGTTGTAAGGGAGATGACTTCTAAAAATTGACTTAATGCTACGTACCCAATCATAATTCTGTCACTGGCCTGAACAACCAGTAACCTGACAATTATGCGCCACGGGGAATACCATGGCGCACGAACTACAACTCATCAAGCAGTCATCAGGAATCCTGATCCCCGCGACGCCGGAGACCAGCGATATTCTGCAATCAAAAATCAAACTCGGTGCCGTGCTGGTAGCCGAATTTCGCCAGGTGAGGAATCCCGCATTCCATCGCCGTTTTTTTGCGCTCCTGAATCTCGGGTTTGAATACTGGGAACCTACTGGAGGGGCGATATCCAGCAATGAGCGTAAGCTCGTAAATGGTTATGCTAAATTCCTCGCGGCATTTGGTGGAAACGAAGGCGCACTGCTGGATGCTGCCGAGCAGTATCTGGAGCAGGTAGCCAGTCGCCGAGTTACCAATGGGATCAGCCTGTGTAAATCCTTTGACGCGTACCGTGCCTGGGTAATTGTCGAGGCCGGCCACTACGACGCAATTCAACTACCTGACGGAACTCTTCGTAAACACCCCCGCAGCATAGCTTTCGCCAACATGGACGAAACCGAGTTCCAGCAACTTTACAAAGCCGCGCTCGATGTTCTGTGGCGCTGGGTATTGTCCCGGGCATTCAAGACTCAGCGAGAAGCGGAAAACGCCGCTGCGCAGCTTATGAGTTTTGCGGGGTGATGGCGATGAAATTTTCCTGGTTCCACCATCACGAATGCACAACCGAGCAGGCCGACGAACTTATTGCCTGTTACCGACGCCGCGGCGCCACGGTAGAACGCAGCCTGAATCGCGACAATATCACCTGGACTGTTAGCGCAAAATTACCTGAATGCGAGCATCCGGCGCGTACACCAAGAACCTTTCGGCAAAAGGTCTGGGGGTGATTATGGCTAAGTTACCGCGCCGGAAGTGCGCCAACAAAGAATGCCGCCAGTGGTTCCATCCTGTTCGCGATACGCAGACTGTCTGCGGTTATGAGTGCGCTAGCGCGGTTGGAAAAGAGCAGACCAGAAAGGTCAGGGAGGCGGCACAACGCAAGGAGTCTGCCAAAAAGCGCGCAGCCGAGAAAAAAGAACGCCAACGTCGCCAGAGGGTGCGCGAGTCATTGAAGACTAAATCCCAGTGGGATAAAGAGGCTCAGTCCGCTTTCAATCGGTACATCAGGATTCGTGATGAGGGGAAAGACCGTGTCAGTTGCGGCAATCCGCTCATTGGCAAAAGCAACTATCTGACTGGTAGTGCCATCGATGCCAGTCATTACCGTTCGCGCGGTGCTGCGTCACATCTCAAATTCAACGTCTTTAACGTTCATTCAGCCTGTACACGGTGCAACCGCCAATTAAGCGGAAATACCGTTGAGTATCGCATTCGCCTGATTGAACGCATTGGCCTGGAACGTGTCGAGCGCCTTGAATCCGACAACGAGCCGCGCCGGTTCGACATCCACTACCTGAAGAGAATGAAGTCAATTTTTTCCCGCAGAGCGAATGCGCTGAGTAAGCGTCGTCAAAAAGCCTAGGAGAGTGCTGCATGAAATGCAAAGTTGAAGGTTGTGATCGTGAATGCAAGCACTACCCGGGAAAGGGCATCTGTCAAATGCATTACTTCAGGATGATGCGCTACGGAACCTACGAACTTACAAAAGTTGGAAAGGGAAAGACCAGACAGAGGAATGGTAAGGGTTACCAGATGCTCAAGATGCCAGATCATCCGTTGGTAATGGCGAATGGGTTCGTTTATGAGCATCGGAAGGTTATCTATGACCGACATGGCGAGGCGCTACCTCCGTGTGAGAAATGCGGAAAGACTGTCACATGGAAGACGGTGCATATCGATCACATTGATGAGGTTGTGGACAACAATGACGAGTCAAATCTGAGGGTTCTTTGTCGTGCATGCAATGTCATGCGATCTCGGGTTCACATTCCAGAACATACCAAAAAAGGGCGAACCGGAATTACGTTCTCTGGAGAAACAAAAACAGCTACCGAATGGTCAAGGGACCCTAGGGTTTCTGTAGCTGGTAACACAATCAAGCTACGCCTGAAGCAAGGAATGAGTGTGGAAGATGCATTGTTTTCACCAAAGGTAACTCATCGGCACACGAAGGCACGAGGTAGAGCGCCTTTATATGGCGAGTATGTCGGCCCAAGAAAACAGGAGGCAGTGTGACATTCGAAACCTACCTTGCCGATCACCTCCGCGTTCGCTGGCAGCGATTGCGCTTATACCATTTCCCCGGCTCTGTGCTGACGGACTACCGAATACTGAAGAACTACATTAAAACCATAGGCGGTACTGTATGAACACTCAATTTCTCGAATACGTGCGCCAGCAGCTGATGGTGGCCACCGCCGATTTAAGTGGTGCGACGAAAGGGCAGTTGATGGCGTGGCTTGAGAACGCCCAGTTTGATACGGGAACGTTTAAACGTAAGAAGCTCCGTGTGTATGATGAAGTGACCGGGAAAATGATTACGCTGGATAACCCACCAATACCGGGCAAACAGTCGCATGCCAAGGGTTCACATATTCCCCTGGTGCAGCCGGTAGAATTCTACACCGCATCGTGGCGCCGGGCGCTGATGTCACTTGAAGAACCCCAGAAGGCCTGGCTACTGTGGAACTACAGCGAGAACGTAAGCTGGGAGAGTCAGGTGTTGATTACTCAGTGGGCGTGGGCTGAATTCAAGTCGCAGATGGGGTCTCGAAAGATAGCTGGTAAAACCATCGAACGGTTGAAGGCGTTAATTTGGCTTGCTGCTCAGGATGTGAAAGCAGAACTAGCAGGGCGCAGCACATACGAGTACCAGCAGCTGGCGCAACTGGTAGGGGTATCAAAGCCAACTTGGACTGAAACCTACCTCCCGCACTGGCTGGCGATGAAACAAGAATTCGTGCACCTTGATAATCAGGCGCTCCTTTCTGTTTCGCGATCACGTTCACAACAAAAGGCGACAAATTTGGATGTAAGTCTTGCAAAACCGAACTGAAATGGATATATTTCGTGTAAATCTGATATTGTGCCATTGTTGTATGCACTGGCAGTAAATGAGTTTTCAAGCCTGAGGTTGACGCCTTGGGTTTTTGCGTTTCTGGAGAGTAAGAAAAAGCATTCTGAATGTCGGTTGGAAGGATTTTTAAAGGCGCCTATAATGATAAATATATAATATTAATAATCTTATGAAGGTATAAAAAATGCATAAGATAATTTTTTACTCCACTGTTTTATCAGCGTTTTTTCTATCAGCATGCAGCACAAACTCTTCCACAATTGATAAATCACCCAACCAAATACAATCTGCATGTGTAAATGGGCAAGAGAAATGCTATACGTGTGCAACTTCAGGTGGTTTTCCTGGAGTGAAGAAATTCGTATGTAGCAATGGTAAATGGGTGCCTACTGATACACTACAATGCAGTACCAGCGCTTCATGCCGATAGTATTTGAACCACTATTATCAGTTGCTCATTTCATAGATTTTAATACAGAAGAATGTTGCTGTATCGTACGTGATGAGCTATTCAGATAGCGCATTGCACGGATACCTCTGTTAGGAGGCTGAAAGGAAAATCAGTCGTTGGTATATGACATGTTACTTATAGCGACATCATTTGTCTTATCGCTATGTCAGAGGTTTTTGGTAATCCACTTAATATGTCGATTTAAACAATCTTATTTTTTTTCGAGGCTGCCAAATGGCGGCCTTTTTCATTTCAGGCTCACGGGAATCAATTACTACGTGCTTTGTTGATAAATCCAGCCCGTGAAGCCTGACCCTTTCATCACACACAGCGCCATCCGAAAAATCGGAGGTGAGGCTATGACCAGAATGAGCACCATTTACAGCAGACTTTCATATGGAACAGGAACCACGCTGACCGGCTGCGGTGTATCAGCGAAGGCATATGCCGAAACAGCTAAAACAGCAAAAGAGGTGTCCTGGATGTTGGCCGACAGAATTGCAGGGTTAAGCCTGAGCGACTGGGCAATTATTGTCGGTATCGCATGCACAGTTATTACCTGTGCAGTGAACTGGTATTTCCGCTGGAAAGAACGGGAGGATCGGCGCAATGGCTATGCCACCAAAGCTGAAGAATAGCGTTATTGCAGCTATACCCGCTGGCGCTATTGCTATCGCAGCGGCGTTGATTATTGGTCCAACGGGTAATGATGGCCTTGAAGGTGTGCGCTATCAGCCTTATCGGGATGTAGTTGGGGTTTGGACGGTATGCTACGGGCACACTGGCAGCGACGTCAAAATCGGGAAGACGTACACCGAGACAGAGTGTGCCATTCTGCTCACAAAAGATCTGAATACCATCGCACGTCAGATTGACCCCTACATCAAGGTTCCGATCCCGGCAACAATGCGGGGTGCACTTTACTCATTCGCGTACAACGTCGGTGCTGGCAACTTCAAAACCTCCACGCTGCTACGCAAAATCAACCTGGGCGACACAAAAGGGGCTTGCGAACAATTACGGCGCTGGACATATGCCGGTGGCAAACAGTGGAAGGGTTTAATCACCCGGCGTGAGATTGAGCGTGAAGTTTGCCTGTGGGCAGAAAAACCGCAGGTTCTTGGTGATGGGCTCGGGCCGCTTAACCCAGGCATTCCGGTATCAGTTCCGGGGGTATTTTGATGAAAACCAGCAAAATTACGATTGTCGCGATTCTGCTGGTGGTCGTCGTAACCATCATTGCGGTGCTCTGTGTTCTGCTGGTACGCAGCAATGCGGCGCTGACCGCGTTCGAGAATGACAACCGGGTACTGCGCAGCGATAACGCATTACAGGCGACGGTAATAACTACACAGGCTTTCAACTTCAACCGGTTTAACCAAGTAGCAGAGAACGCCAGCCGCATGAATTCGCTGATAGATGCCGGCACAGAGAGAACAGTCATCAAATACCGGGAGATTCTACGACGTGAAAAAAACTGTGATCTGCCTGTGCCTGCTGATGTTGCTGGTGGGCTGCTCAAATACGCGTACCGTTTACGTGCCAGCGCAATGCAACCCGATACCGGGAACGCTGACGCAGCCGGTGATAGCACCGCTGCCGCCAGCTCAATAACGTACTGTCAGGCTGTTCTATGGATTAATCCGCTGCTGGCTACCATTGAGAAGGCGAATAACCAGCTAGCGGGCATCCGGGAAATTGAAATGCTGAGACAAGTCAACGCGAATGCCGCCCAATAAAATTATGGGATAGTTATAGCGTGCAGATGACTTGTTATATTAGGGTGCGTGTCTTTAATAGCGATGGGGTACATGCTCCATTGACTATTTGGTGAACGCCCAGCAATGGTGTCCCCGTTGCTATTTATCATGATTAGATATTCAGATAAAACCACTGGGTCATCCTGCTTATCCGTACTTCCGTTAATTATATAAATAGGATGTTTAACACATTCTTCCAGCATACCTTGTTGAAATAAAAAGCCTCTAGCTTCTTCGATGATCATGGTTACGCTCTGAGCATAAAAATACAAACTTTGTAAAATACACGTTATTCCTCCTTACGATAATAGATATTGATCACTTGGTGAATAATCATGGCAAAACCGGACTGGGGCGAGCTTCAGCAACGGTTCCTGTCCGACCATGCCAAATCAGGTATTTCCCCGAAAGATTGGTGCGAAGAGCAGGGACTGAATTACACATCTGCGCGGCGCTATATCAAAAAGCCAGCTGCGCAAAAAACTGCGCAAAGCCAGATGTCACACGTGGTTGTGGTTGAAGCTGCCTCACCGGCTGACGGCGATACTGCGTAGGAAAGCGTGGGCATCCTTAAACCCCAGCATGAGCAGTTTGAACAGGGCAACGAGTATTACATCGATATACAGGTTGTGGTATGTCGCCACTCATTTTGGGTAATAACTATGAATCAGGCTATTGAGGAAATTATTTACAGCGCTTTGAATAAAAACGAGCCAGGCGCTGGCGTTGGTTCTACTGCTACAGTTGACGATATCATTAAAGGGATAAAACCCTATTACCAAGCAGCGAGTGAGGCGGAGAAGCAGGCTATTATCATAAGACTAAGCAAGCTGAAAGCAGAGCCTGGAGCTCCGATCCCATCCAATATCGAAAAGTTATTAAGTAATTGATAACAAGCCGCCTTCGGGCGGTTTTTTATTGCCATCACCATGGGTAGCCCCATCGTAATGGCAGTTTGTGAATAGCCGCTAATAAATTCATGGCGCATGGTTTTGGGAGGCGATTTGCATACAGGCATCTCGGACTTGTATCGCAAGACGAAGCCCTTCCTGAAATCTTGCTGATGCGTTGGGATCGTTTGCTGAATTTAGATAGACATTAAAAAGCTGCATGATGGTAACGCTATATGCTTGCTTAATAGCATTTTCAGTAATTGTTTCGTCCATCGAGAATTTCCTCGGTAGCATAGATGACAGGTTTACTTCCGTCTTACCATAGGTCATCAATGGGATTACTTTAATAGGAAAGAAGCATGAGCAAGCCGGACTGGGAGGCCATCGGGACGGCGTGCTGTGCCGGAGTGATGTCCCTCCGTGAAATTATATCGCAGCACGACATTAGTGAAGGGACAATGCAGAACCATACTAACTACTGAGTGAGTGAAACAGACAACATCATCGGTAAGGATGATGGTAACGACCCAACTTATTGAGCCGTCGAACAGGATTATTTCACCCTCAGAGGGCAAATCGTCACAGTGACGAAGCAGGTTGGGTATCTGCAGGACTACGTCAAAGAACAGTGTCTTAATTAAATTTTACAGATTTCACAGAACTAACATATATACGGTACTATTGGATTTCTTTGGTAAAAGGAGAGTGAAATGGGCTGGAAAAGAAATCCTTGGGCGCACCTATATCAGTGGATTAGATATTTGGACCAAGAAGGTTATAGTGAAGAAAAGATTCTTCAGACATTTGGTAAAAACCAAGCGACGCGAGCTGTTAACTTTGACGATCCTAATGATGTGGCTTTCTGCACCACATTGGTTCGTGATGCTCTAGGTTTACTTCCTCCAGGCGAAATTGATAAATATATTGAGCCTTCATCGGTTACAGGCTTTACAGCAATTAAAATCGCAGATGAAGGATATCTGTATGTGGCTCACACCCCGCATGGTGAAGATGACTTTTTGTTTTTGGTCAACCTAGACGTATTCCCTGATGCAAAAAACCAGGGTGATGTTGACAAAATTCTTCTCTCAAGACATCAAGAGGTATGCGATTTACTGCTTCGTAAGTACCATACGCAACATCCGTATGGAATGAACGGCACAGATAAAGTAGCCTCTGCGCGTATTTTCAAAAGAGAACTCTAATTCTTAATGGCACTTTCAAACCCCGCTCTGCCGGGGTTTTTTACATTGCATGATTGAACGTGAGTTTTTCATTATCCCCTACAGCGGATAATAAACTAGATATCCCTACCAGCGGATAAAGAGGCGCTCAATGTCCTACATCTACCACATCTCTTCACTACCTAAACAGGCGAAACCTTCACTGGTAAGATGTCGAGACGTCAGCCTGAGTTGGTTAACGGTTTTGTGCCGCTGGCGACGGAAACGGGCCAGTGGCTGTATTTTGCTCCGGCCGATGTAAAGCGCGTGCAGTTCACGCCATTGGAAGAGAGTGTCGAAGAAAAGGGCGAATGATCGCCCTTTAATTTACCCACGGGCCTCACGACCAGGTTCATCCTCAGCGACACGATAGCGCCAATAACGCTGCGGCTTAACCCAAACAACATCGTCTGCTGTATGTTTCATAAACAAAGTAAGAATCTGACGACTCAAAGCTAAATTTCCGTCGGCATTCTCAACTAAAAGGTCTTCATTTTTAGTTTTAACCAAATGATCGACTACATCATCTTGATATAGACATCCGTCTTTTTTGAGATGTTCAAGCATCCAGAGGATGGTTTGATCCTTATTGTTCGTCATCCCCGACTTCCTCAAGTGAGTCATCCGGGAAATAACCTTCTTCAAGTTTCTTTCCTGCAAACCATTGGCACCGTAAGTTTCCCCGATATTTTGGGACTTGCACATTGGTGTCATGAACAGTCATAACCGGTCCGCCGGATTTAAGTTTCACTTTGTCACCAATTTTATAATTACTCATATCCTGCTCCTTGAAGGTAAACATGGCACTTACCGACAAACAAGAGATGTTCTGTCGCGAGTACCTCATCGATTTAAACGCCACGCAAGCGGCTATTCGGGCGGGGTACAGCGCAAAGACAGCTAACCGCACTGCGTCCGAAAACCTGTCAAAACCTGACATCCAGGCCAGAATTGCCGAACTTAAAGCGCAACGCAATGATCTGGTTGGCATAAATGCGACATACGTCCTGAATCGTCTCGTTGAGATAGACCAGATGGACGTGCTGGACATCCTGACCTCGACCGGTGAACTCAGGCCAGTGTCACAGTGGCCGAAGGTCTGGAGGACGACATTATCCGGGCTGGATGTCGTCGAGATGTCCGCCGAGGGAAACACCGCCGCACTGCTCAAGAAGATTAAGTGGCCGGATAAGGTCAAGAACCTTGAACTGCTCGGCAAGCACATCAAGGTGCAGGCCTTCAAAGAGCAGGTCGAACAGAAAGTCGTGGCGACCCACAACGTTATTCTGGTACCGACCAGCGACAATGTGGATAGCTGGGAAGCAGCAGCACAGAAACAGCAGAGCGAGGTTCTTGGTGGATGAATTATAAAGCCGTCTGGAAACCTTTGCCGGGGTCGCAATCGCTCTCCCTGAGTTGCCCATGTAACGAAATCCTCTACGAGGGGACGCGCGGACCTGGTAAGACTGCTGCGCAGTTGGCGCGCTTTCGTCGACTGGTTGGCCTGGGCTATGGCTCGTTCTGGCGAGGTGTCATTTTCGATACCGAGTATAAAAACCTCACCGACATCATTACCCAGTCAAAACGTATGTATCGCCTGTTTAACGACGGGGCTCGATATCTTGCATCCGCCAGTGAATTGCGATGGGTTTGGCCGACCGGAGAGGAGCTGCTTTTCCGCTTCGGGAAAGAAGAGAGCGACTACTGGGACTATCACGGACAGGAGTTCCCGTTTATCGGCTTTAACGAACTTACAAAACAGCAGTCTGCCGAGTTCTACGAAATGATGTTCTCATGCCGTCGCTCGTCGTTCCGGCCAGAAAACTATCCGCTGCCTGACGGTAGCATGCTGAAGCCTATTCCCCTGGAAACGTTCAGCACGACGAACCCGTTTGGCATCGGCCATACCTGGGTGAAGAAGCGCTTCATTGAGCCAGCACCGCGCGGCACCATCATTCGCGAAACGCAGAAGGTGTTTAACCCGCAGACGGAGCGGGAAGAGGATGTAACGCTTACCCGCGTTGCGATTCACGGCTCATTTAAAGAGAACCCGTATCTCGATCCGCAATACATAGCGACGTTGATGGCTATCAAAGACCCTAACCGGCGTAAAGCGTGGGTAGAGGGCTCTTGGGACGTCACCAGCGGCGGACGCTTTGACCACCTGTGGAATGCGTCACTACACGTTATCAAACCGTTCCGGATACCGGATAGCTGGACCGTCGACCGCTCCCATGACTGGGGCGAATCGAAACCCTTCTCTAATCTATGGTGGGCGCGTACTGACGGCACCGCCGCAGAGCTGTCGGACGGTCGCCAGTTCTGCCCACCTGCCGGGTCGCTGATTCTGATAGGTGAGTGGTACGGCTGCCCGCCTGATGAGCTGAACAAAGGTCTGAATATGTCCTCGACGAACGTCGCAAAAGGCGTGGCATGGGTTGATAAACGTCTTAAGGGAATAGAACTTGCTGAGCCGGATGAGATAAAGCTCAACGGCGTGACGCAGGGACAACTGAACATAATGCCGGGCATCTGCAAGCAGGTTAGTTCCGGCCCGGCTGATGGGGCTATATACAACACCGGCGATGATGAGCTATCCATTGCCCAGAAGATGGAATCGCAGGGCGTTAAATGGGTGCCATCCAATAAGAAACCCGGATCGCGCGTGAACGGCGCAGCATTATTTGCTGACATGCTCGAGGCCGTCATTGAGGGCAAGAAGCTGGAGTCAGGCATGCCTGAGAAGCCAGCATTTTACGTGTTTGATTACTGCCGGGGCTGGATAAGCCGTGTGCCGGTACTCGTTCGCGACAGCAAGAACCCTGATGACGTTGACACCCAGCAAGAAGACCACGACTGGGATGGTACGCGCTACGCCGTATTACATTCACCGCCGAAGAAAGTCGGCAAAGTCACTAACCTACGGATTTAACTCCATGCCTGATATTTCAACACCCAATCTGGACTATGGGAACATGGTGCAGGCGTGGGACATTAACGACGCCCTGATGGGCGGCACGCTGTACATGCGTCAGCTGGGTGAGGCCTATCTGCCGCGCTGGCCGAAGGAAGATAAAGAGGATTACAAAAAGCGCCTGGCAGTGGCCACGCTTCTCCCTGCCTACGAAGAGACGATCAACCAGAATGTTGGGCGCGTATTTGCTGAACCCATCCAATTGGGCGAGAACGTCCCAGATCAGCTGCGCGAGTTCGCAAAAGACGTGGACCTTGAAGGCACCCGCCTGGATGTATGGGCGCAGTCGTTCTTCAGCCTGGCGATGCAGTATGGGCTTTCCCATGCGCTGGTGGACTACCCCCGGGTGGACGCCGAGCAAGTGAAGACCAAGGCGGATGAGAAAGCCACTGGCGCACGACCGTACGTAACGATGCTGAATCCCCGACAGCTGATCGGCTGGAAATCTAAGATGACCGGCGGCAAGGTCGTATTGACCGAGCTGCGCATCAAAGAGGTGATTGTCGAGGATGGCGATGACTTCGGGCAGACGAAAGTCGAACAGATCCGCCTCCTGACGCCGGGCATGGTGCAGATTTACCGGAAGTCTACCGGTGCAGAAGGGCAGGCCACCTGGGCGTTACACGACGAATGGCAAACCTCTCGCAGGGATATCACCTTGGTAACGCTCTACACCAAGCGCACCGGGTTTATGTGCGCTTCTCCGCCGCTGCTGAACATGGCGCTGCTGAACATCAAGCATTGGCAGAGCCAGAGTGAGCAGGACAACATCCTGCACGTCGCGCGGGTGCCGCTACTAACAGTATTCGGACTGGAGGAGGGGCAAGAGTTGGTTATCGGTTCTTCGTCTGCAACTCAATTCTCCGATCGACAGAAACAGGGGCTTGAATACGTCGAACACACAGGTACTTCGATCAGTGCTGGTAAAGAGTCCCTAACCGACCTGGTAGAGCAGATGCGCCAGGCGGGCGCAAAGCTGCTGCGCACCGACAACACTTCAACCAAGTCCGTAGACCAGACCTCGGAAGAGAAAATGCAGGAACAGTCGCCGCTCTACACCATGGCAACCAGCCTGGAAGATGCGATCGACAACATCCTGCAAATCATGGCTGAGTACATCGGCGAGAAGGAGGGTGGCAACGTCGATGTCCGCACTGAACTGGATGTAGAGTCGAAAGAGTTCAACCCGCCTGCTGCGCTGGCTATTCAGTCACTGCGTCAGGGTGGTGACCTCCGCCGTATCGATGCGATTAAAGCCCTGCAGAAGCTCAACCTTATTGATGCTGATGCGGATCCCGATTTGGTGCTGAGCGAGCTATTGACAGAGTCATCTTCGCTGACCGAACCACCACCGGACGAGGTGTGACATGGTGCGCTCCGTCAATGACCGCCTGCAGGACGAGACCATTGCTCACGGCCTGTATGTGACGCGCTACGGCACAAGCGTCGCCCGACGCATGGTGGCGCTGCTGAACAAACTGGATGCAGAACTAGCCGCGAAACTGTTAGTGCTGCTGGACGGCAAGCGGGCGGATACCTACAGCGCCCGCCGCCTGGCTTCTCTGCTGACTGGTGTGCGTGACCTGAACCAGCAGGCCTATGGGCCAGTTAACGAGGCGCTGGCTCGCGAGCTGACGCGCTACGTTGAGTATGAGACCGGGTATCAGATTGACCTGTTCAGCAGCATCATTCCTAAGCAGATCCTGAAGCACGTTCCGCTGCAGAGCATCGCATCAGAGCAGGTCTACGCCGCTGCAGCAGCGCAGCCGTTTCAGGGGCGATTGCTAAAAGAGTGGGGACAGAAGCTTGAAGCCGACCGGCTGGATAAAATCACCAATGCCGTGCGTTCCGGATTTCTTCAGGGTGAAACCGTCGAGCAGATCGTGAAGCGCGTCGCCGGCACGCCGCAACTTAACCGCCAGAACGGAATTATTAACACTTCTCGCCGTGACCTGGCAGTGGTGACCCGCACCGCGGTGAATCATATGGCCGCAACGGCGCGCCAGGAGTTCGCCCAGGCCAACAGCGATATCGTCAAGGCTAAGCAATGGTCATCCACGCTGGATACGCATACCAGTCAGTGGTGCATCATTCGAGACCGCAAGCTCTACACTCTTGACGGCAGGCCGCTGGGCCATGCAATCCCGTATCTGCGCGGCCCCGGCAAAATCCACTTCTGCTGCCGCTCCGGCGAAATCCTGATCACCAAATCGTGGGAGGAATTGCAGATACCCTCTGGCGAGCTGAGCAACGCCACTCGCGCGTCAATGGACGGGCAGGTACCAGCGCATACCAGCTATGCCGACTGGCTTACCCGGCAGCCGTACGCGCGACAGGAGCAGGTGCTGGGCGTCACCCGTGCGCAGATGCTGCGTGACGGTAAAATCACTGTGCCGGAATTGTTCAACGATGCAGGGGAGTTCATGACCCTGGAGGAACTGCGCCGTGTGGATGCGTCGGCATTCGAGTAACGTAAACCTAATCAACATCAGGCTGCCTTCGGGTGGCCTTTTTTATGCCTGCCGCTGAGCGGATGCGACGCGGTGACCGGGTCGGATGACCCACTACCAATGGCCGGAAGGCTGGAGCAAAACAATGAAACTCAAACTCGATGTTAACGGAAATGTGGTCGTTGAAAACGGTATGCCTGTGTACGTCCATGACGACGGCAAAGAGATTCCGTTCGACGCGGTCGCAGCGATGACCAAAATTACCTCCCTGAATAGTGAAGCCAAAACTCACCGTGAGGCGAAGGAAACAGCGGAAGCCGGTCTCGCGAAATTCGCTGGCATCACCGACCCGACCAAGGCGCTCGAAGCCCTGGAGATGGTGACCAAAATCGACCAGAAGAAACTGATCGATGCTGGCGCCGTTGACCAGGTGAAGGCTGAGATCACCAAGGTCTTCCAGCAGCAACTGGACGAAGCGAACGGCAAGAACCAGAAACTGGAAACCCAACTCTACAACGAGATGATCTGCAGCCGCTTCGGCGGTTCGAAGTTCATCTCCGAGAAGATGGCGATCCCGGCTGAGTTCGTGCGTTCTCACTTCGGGCAGAACTTCAAAATCGAAGACGGCAAGGTCGTGGCCTACGACGGGCAGGGCAACAAGGTGTTCTCCCGCACCAAGCCTGGCGAACTGGCCAGCTTCGATGAAGCGCTGGAATCGCTGGTCGAGTTGCATCCGCAGAAAGACTACATCCTCAAATCGTCCGGCAACAGCGGCGGTGGCTCTCACCAGTCGCAGCATCAGGCCGGGCAGAAAACCATGAAACGCGCTGCTTTCGACGCCTTACCGCCAGTTGAACAACAAACGGTCATTGGCGGTGGCACGAGCATCGTTGATTAATCGAAAGGAAACTTGAATGTCCAATACTCTTACTGGCCTCATCCCAACCATCTTCACCGCGCTTAATCGCGTATCCCGCGAGCAGGTGGGCTTTATCCCGGCGGTTGCCCGTAACGCTAAGGCCGATGCCGCAGCTAAAGACCAGACCGTGACCGCGCCCGTTGCACCGAAAACCTCCACCGTTGATATCACCCCGGCGGCAACCGCGCCAAACGACGGCGATCAGAACATCGGTACCGTGGACGTCAAAATCACCAAATCTAAAATGGCCCCAGTCAAATGGAATGGTGAAGAACAGCTTGCTATCGGGCCATCAGGTACCTATGACATTGTCCTGGCTGACCAGTTCTCTCAGGCCTTCCGCGCACTGAGCAACGAAATGGATGCTGACCTGGCGGCGCTGGCCTACAAATCTTCCCGCGCCGTCGGAACGCCGAAAAATACCCCGTTCAGCGTAAAAGACGATCTATCCGATGCTGCGCTGGCCCGCCAGATTTTGGTGGATAACGGCGCACCAACTACTGACCTGCGCATGGTACTGGGTGGCGAAGCGATGGCATCCATTCGTGGTAAGCAGTCCGTACTGTTCAAAGCAAACGAAGCCGGTACCGATCAGTTGCTGCGCGAAGGCATCATCGGTCGAGTGATGGGCTTTAACCTGCATGAATCCGCCAACATCAAGCGTACCGCGAAAAGCACTGCGGCTGGCTACAAGGTCAACGGCGCGAAGAAAGAGGGAGACATCATTGTTGCTATCTCTGCTGGTACTGGTGGGATCGCTGTAGGCACAGCGGTGAAGTTCGACGGTGATGACAACCAGTACATGGTCGTTGCTGCAACCTCATCGAGCATCACCATTGGCGCACCGGGCCTGCGTCAGGATCTGGCGGACCAGGCAACTGTCACTGTGCTGAGCGAGTTCGCGCCAAACGTTGCCTTTGACCGTAACGCATTTTTGCTGGCTTGCCGTACTCCTGCCATGCCAAAAGGCGGTGATACCGCTGACGATGTGATGAACGTAACCGATCCTGTCTCTGGCATCACCTTCCAGATCGCTCTGTACCGTCAGTACCGTCAGGTGCGTTACGAAGTCGGTGTGGCGTGGGGCGTTGCATCTGTTCAGGAAGAGCATTCCGCCATCATCATGGGCTAACCGCAGGGGCTTTGGCCCCTTTGTTATTCAGGAGGCCCAATGGCCGGATTGACCAAAGAGCAGCGCGCGCTGCGTGAGGCTGAAAAGCTTGCTGCGCAGAACGGCGCTGAACATGCGCCTGCCCAGCAGGAACAGCCTGGTATTGAGTTGGTTGTCATGGTGCGTGATATTCCAGAGTTTCCCAACGGTCCGCTGAGTGCTGAGGTTCACCCTGCCGAAGTGGATAACTGGTTGGCGCTGGACTGGCGTCTGGAGGAATAACCATGCTGGTGGCCGATCCTCATTCGCCAGACTTTAACACCTACGCTGGCGTTATTGACCTGCGTGCGTTCGCAGCGGGGCGCGGATATACCGTACCTACCGATGATGCTGAGTGCGACCAGATGCTGATGCAGGCGATGGATTATCTGGAAGGTAAGTCATGGCGCGGGCAGCGCAGCGTTGCTTCACAGCCGCTATCTTGGCCTCGCTCTGGCGTTCGCTTCGATGGTGTTGACCTGCCGGATGATGCTATCCCACAGCGGTTGGTTGACGCGCAGTGCCGCATGGCTATCGAGTCGCAGGAGATTGACTTAATGCCTTCGGTTGCCGGTGGTGGTGCGGTGACGATGGAACGTGTCGAGGGTGCTGTGACTGTTCAGTATGAAGTGGGCACCAACAAGGCGGCGCCGTCATTCCCTTGGTTCTATTCCTCGCTGCGCGGGCTGGTGGTCGGCGGCAATCAGATCCGTATCGAAAGGGGCTGATATGGCAATTAGCTATCTGCGCATGCGCGCGACCGCAACCCGGCTGCTGACCGAGAACGGGAAGGCATACCAACTAACCCGCGGCGGAAGCGCCATTCGAGATCAGTTCGGCAAGGAAGTCACAACACCTGCAGTAACAGCAACCGTCACCGGCGTTATCACCGAATACTCATCCCGAGAAATCGACGGTTCCCTGATCGCCACGGGCGATAAAAAACTGGCAGCCACGTTCGAAACGGAAGTGCGTATCGATGACCGCATCGAAATCGACGGCAAGAAATGGCGCGTGGTGCAGCCGAATGCGGTCAAGCCTGCTGATGTACTGATCTCCTACAACATCCAACTGAGGGCGTAACTATGGCTGACACTGCTAATCAGCCGTTCCTGGCTGCTATTCAGCTGTTCGTCGATGGCTCAAAGGAGGACATAGACCAGGTGGTGCGCCGGACAGGTATCAAAATACTCGGACGGCTGGTGGATATGTCGCCCGTCGGGCAGCCGGATATCTGGCAGGTGAACCAGACGGCAACCTCTTACAACACTGCGGTTCGGGAACATAACGCGGCTTTGCGTGATGACCCGGACAACCTCACAAAGTCAGGGCGACTTAAGCGCGGGCTGCGTGTTAATGACTCGATGGATATCAAAAAGCCTGATGGGTATGTTGGAGGCCGTTTCAAAAATAACTGGTACGTGGGATTTGATAGTCAGCCAACCGAATCGAACGAGACGCCAGATGCGTCCGGGCAGGGTTCTAACTCACGTGGAATGGAGGTCCTGGAGGTGTTCAGAGTAGGGCAGGTTAATTCGATTTACTTCACCAATAACCTGCCTTATGCCATAGCCCTGGAGAATGGGCATTCTGGACAGGCGCCTGGCGGCATGGTTGGCATAACTGCGCTGGATGCCGCGCAGCTGTTCCGTGAGGCTATGAGCGAGGTGCGCAATGGTCGGTGAACAGTCAATGCGGATCGCTGACCTGCTGGAAAGCCGTGTCGCGGTTATCTGCTCATCGCTCGGTCTGCCTGTCGCCTGGCCTAATATCGCGTTCACCCCTCCGAATAATGCGCCGTACGGGCGCGTTTACATCTTGCCGGCTCAAACAGTTGGGCAAGATATGGAAGGCCAACTGCGAACCTATCAGGGCATTCTCCAGCTCAACATTATCGCTCCGGCGGGTAGCGGCGTGACTCAGGCCAGAGGACTGGCTCAGTCCATCGCTGACGCTTTCCCCGAAGGGCTACCGCTGGTGGATGGTGACCTCACGACTTACATCAACGGACCGCCACAGATTCGTTCACCAATACAGGACCGTCCGACCTCTGCACCAAACGGCAGCAGCGGCTCCATCACCTACTCCATCCCCGTCAGCATGCAGTACCGCGCTGATTACTGCCCACTATCTGGTGGGTTTTTTATTACTTAAATTCAGGAGAATGCTATGGCATTCGCAATCCCTAACGGGTCGCGTGTAAACGTGGCCAAGGCCTATCTTGCGCCGATTGTCTTCACTGCGGCATCCAATGCAACGGAATGCGAACTGACCGTTGCCTCTGCGGCTGGCATCCTCGCGGGTGATGTCGTCCAGGTCAGCTCTGGCTGGCTGAAGCTCGACAACATGGTGGTGCGCGTCAAATCAGTCACCGGTACTAAAATCGTGCTGGAAGCGTTCGATACCACCGATACCACGAAATTTCCGGCAGGTACCGGTGCGGGTACGCTTCGTAAAATCGATTCGTGGATCACCATGCCTCAGGTCATGACCTTATCTACCGAAGGTGGTGACCAGCAGACTATCAGCATCCAGTTCCTGGAGGATGATAAGGCCCGTACTATCCCGACGTTTAAAAACGCTGTGGTGCAGGTCTACACTTTCGCTCATGACCCGCAGTTGGCTATCTACAAACGCCTGATTGAACTCGACGAGTCGAGCGATACTACGGCGGTATGGTTCCATAACCCACGCGGTAAAGCTGATCGCTACTACTCTGCCAAAGTGTCCTTCCAGAAGGTACCACGTACCGAAATCAATGCCGTGGAAAGTAACGAAGCGCGCATGAACTTCGAATCGGATATGCAGATTTACCCGATCGCTGATTCCTCCGCTGTGCCGCTGGCATTCCTGACTGACCTGTCCCCAACAAAATCTGTTGCTACTGGCTCAGCTCTGGACCTGGCTGTGGTCATGCAGGGCGGTTCAGCACCTTACACCTACGTGTGGAAGAAGGGTGGCACAGCCATTCCGGGCAAAACGGCCTCGACGTTCAACATCCCGTCTGTGGCATCCGGTGATGCTGGCTCTTACACCTGCGAAGTCACCGACGCCGCAGGCAAAACCATCACATCGGCTGCGTGCGTTGTCACTATCAGCTAACCAATTATGCCCGGTTCGCCGGGCCATTCTGAGATAACTTCATGACCAAATTCTCTCTGATCCCGAATCCTACCTTTTCCGTAACCGCCAGCATCCCGCGCGCCGGCGCTGAAGACGGCAAACTGACCTTCACTTCCCGCCATAAGACGCTCGAAGAGCTGCGCGTAATGGATGAGAAGTTGCAGAAATCAGCTGAAGGTAAAAAAGCCCCCGTCGAACCGCAGGCCGATTACTTGATGGAAATCGTCGAAGGCTGGGCCCTGCCTGACGAGTTCACTCGCGATAACGTAATTGTCCTCCTGAAGAACTATCCTCGCGCTTTCGACAGCATCGGTCTGGCCTACACCAAAGAACTGATGGGTATCCGCGAAAAAAACTGAGGCAGGTCGCCGCAGCGTTGTACACGCCGGGACCGACTCTCGCGGAGTTGAGCGCTTTTGGTTTGATGCCTGAGGACGTGGAGGAAGAGGTGGGGATCCTGCCGTCGGTATGGAAAGCCTTCACCATCTTCTCTGTACTGGCGACTCAATGGCGCGTTGGTGCGAGCGGGGCGACCGGCCTTGATTACAATGTTCTCCCCTGGATGTTTAAGTTACACGGGGTTGAGGATGCGGCGGCCTGCATGGCTGACCTTCAGATTATGGAAAGCGAGGCTCTCAAGGTAATGCATAAGGAGACGAAATAATGACTGACCAGATCGCCTCGATTACTTTACGGGCCGATGTTTCTGACCTGAAAACAGCCAGCAACGAGCTGGATAAACTCGGTGAAGCCGCGGCGGGTGCCGTAGGCAAAGCTGATGACCTTAATAGCGTATTCCGTGCTGGTGCTGAGTCTGCGAAACAGGGCACTGAAGGTATCAAGGAACAGCAGATCGCGCTGAAGGGGCTGCTGGAGAATATCGATCCAGTTAACAAGGCGCTGAACCGGCTGGATGAACAACAGGCCGCACTGCGCAACTTCCAGACCAAAGGTTTCCTGGATACTGATGATTTTCAGCACTACAACAAAATCCTGGACGAGACCCGGTTAAAACTGACGGATACCGGAGAAGCAGCGGCGCGCGCCCAGGCAGAACTGGCCGCGACCCAGGCTGCCGAGAAACAATCAGCAGCACTGAAAAACCTGCTGGGCTCTATCGACCCGACTATCCGCGCGTTTAACTCGCTGGATGAGCAGCATGCGCAGTTGGTGGCACACTTCGAAGCGGGGCGTATTAACGGCGCGCAGTTCGAGCACTTCAATACAATCCTGAACCAGACGCGTGAGCGCCTGTCTGGCGTGGCTGACGTGCTGCCAGAGGCACTATCTCGCCAGGAGGCTGCGGCGCGTCGTGCCGGTATATCTGTCGGCCAGTACAGCGCAGCAATGCGCACACTACCAGCACAGTTCACCGATATCGCCACGCAGCTGGCTGGTGGGCAGTCTCCTTTCCTGATCCTGCTGCAACAGGGCGGGCAGATTAAAGACCAGTTTGGCGGGGTTCAGGGGGCGCTCACTGGCGTCGGCGAATACATCCGCAGCATGGCTGGGATGATTAACCCAACCACTATTGCGCTGGCAGGTCTGGTCGGTACGGTTGGTCTGCTGGCTACTGCGGCATATAGTTCATCCGAGCAATTCGACCAAGTGGCGCGATCGGTCATCATGATGGGTGGCGCTGGTTTTTCCTCAATGCAGAAGCTCAATGAGGCTGCTGAAGAGGTGGCCGGCAAGACGAATACATCCATCAGTTCCACCGTAGATACGCTGGTTACGCTGAATGACACTGGTAAATATACCGCCAGCCAGATGAAGCAGATCGCCACGTCCATCACTCTGATGGGCAAGGCTGGCAGTGACACCAAAACGGCGATGTCCGACTTCGGCAAGATTGTCAGCGACCCGGTGAAAGGGCTGGCCAGCCTGAATGAGCAGTATGGCTTTGTTGATGAAGCCATGATGAAGCACATCATCCAGTTGCGTAAGCAGAAGGGGGAGCAGGCGGCGGTAAACGAAGCCATCAACCTGTTTGCTGGCGTTATGGCAAAGCGCGCAGAAGAGACCAACAGGGCCACCGACAATATTGGGCAGTCCTGGCAGTGGTTGAAGAAAACAGCATCTGACTCCTTTGATGATATCGGGATTACTGTCCGCGCCTGGGGAAATCAGGTGATCGATATTTTCAACCTGGTTGAAGCTTCGATAAAGGACCTGTTCCTCAACATTACCTCTCTGGATTCCAAGTTTACTGGGACCATTGCAGGATGGGCTGAGAAAATCCCGGGCGGCGGAGCAATAACCGACTTCCTCGGCATGGATGTTGAGGCTATGAAAAAGGCCGGGGCGGAAGCTGACAAAGAGATCGCAGCGAACAAAAAACGCTACGATGAACTCTGGAAGCGGGTCACTGCGCCTAATGCACAGGCAAGCTATGAAGCCGAAGCGCGAGGTGCCAGCGTTAAAGGGGAAGGGGGCTCGAGCCGCGAGTCGAGAAACGCAGTCTCGAAGCTTGCAGAAGACTCAGCCAAAAAGACAAAAGAAGCGAAAGCAACACTCGATGCTGGCGATCGCACCCTGGAGAACTACCGGGCGCAGGCAAGGACCTTAACGGAAACCCTCGAAACCCTGCGTCAGACCGGCGATATTCACGCCAAAAATACCGAATTCAGCAAACAACAGTCACGCTTTGTGGAACTGGACGAGGCTGCCAAAACCCGCGCACTGACCGCGCAGGAGAAGTCACTCCTGTCTAGCCGAGAAGCCATTCTGAATGCCGCGAAGGTTGTGGATCAGAAGAACAAAGAAGTAGAGGCCCAGCAGAAGATTAACGGCCTGGCACAGCAGGCTAATAAGTATGTAACGCAGATGGCTGAAAAGTCTGAGGCGTTACGTAGCGGGTCAGGTTTAAGCAGTCGTATGGCTCAGCGAATGACCGAAGAAGCGCAGCTTCGTCAGGGATGGCTGAATGGTGGCGGAAAGCTAGAAGATGCTGGCTATGAGAAAGAGCTGGCAGCCCTTCGTAACTACTACGCCGAAGAGGATAAGCTTCGCGGTGATTGGAAGGCTGGTGCTTTAAGCGGATGGAATGAGTATCTGGACGCTGCCACTAACACATACGATGCTGTGAAAAACGTCGCCAGCTCCACGCTGACTGGCTTGGGCGACATGCTGACTGAGCTGATGACCACTGGCAAAGCATCAGTTAAAGAATTCGGCAAATCCATGCTCAAGATGATCCTTGATGTGACGAACCGCCTCATGGTTGCCTATGCAGTGCAGGCCGCAATGGGGTGGATCAGTGGTGGCTCTGTTGCTTCGGCTGGGGGCGGGCAATCATTCGCTGTTCCATCATTCACCCCGAACGCAAAAGGCGGAGTCTATGAGTCTCCGGGCCTCAGTAAGTACGTGAATGGCGTCTACGACTCTCCTCAGTATTTCACCTTCCAAGGGGCATCTAAATTCGCCAAAGGTGGAGTTTTTGCTGAGGCAGGTGAAGAGGCCATCATGCCGCTGACACGGGATTCTGCTGGAAGACTTGGTGTAAGGGCGCAGGGTGGAGGTGGAGCCCAGCCGCAGGTCAACATTGATATTTATGTCGATAATAAGGGCAATGCAACATCTAACACATCTGGAGACGGAGGCGCAGCAGCGCGGGCGTTAGGGAAGGAAATAGAAACTAAGGTGACGGAGATCCTTATGAGGGCAACTCGAAGTGATGGCCTCCTTGGTAGGCAGTTCCAGCCAAAATAGGCATCGTCGTAAATTCTGATATGGCAATATAACCCGTACCTGGTTACACCGATGCCTCCCATGGTTATTATGTCAAAACCATACTAATCAGGGGATGATAATGAAAAAGGTCTTCACGACAGTGGTGTTAGCAATGGCTCTTTCTGCGTGCGCGGGCAATGGTCCAGTCAACAACGCGCAAAAACAAGCCAAGTATGATGAGCTTTCGAAGTGTGACGTAAATATTGAGTCAGTCTCCAAAGTGCCAATGAACAAAATGGAGTTTGCTGAATACCTGTCGACTCAGGCACGGAATGCGTCTGCGGATCAGTTCGTGATTCAAAAGAGAATGGAGATCCTGCAGTTGGTTGGGTGGAATAATTCTGTAGCCGATGCAATAGCGACTTGCGGCGCTAACAGAAAAAACAAACGCAAAGAGAATGCTTCTGGAGTGTTTGAAATAATGAAATCGAGTACTAAGGATGCAGAAGAAAAGCGCGCGCTCGTAGAGGCGTACAGCTCCTGGGAGACTTATGTGACAAGCCAAACGCCACTCGCAAAACAGGACTTTGATTCTAAAGTCGGCTATTACAAAAACATGTAACTAATGACTTTTAACATAAAAGGGCGATTAAAAACCGCCCTTAAATTTGTCATTGAAATGTTATATTGCGTCCGCAAATTTAGGTAGTTTTTCCTCTTGAGGAACAACTGAAATGATATCCGCTTTCTGCTTACGAATTGCCTTTGTTTCATAATAATGCTGAGCAGTTGCTGTTTCGATAAAATCTACATCTTTACCTGCGATCTCAAACACAGCATCTTTGATATCGCTTAATTTTACATTGAAAAACTCTTTACGCTTATTAACTAGGTTAGTGCGTTGCTCATTGAAACGCTGGTGGAGCATGTTTTCCATTGTTGGTGCATCTTCACTGAAAATCATTGCATGAACATCGAACAGGAATGGGACTGATGCACTACCCAGTTCATCCACTCGATCTTGAGGGTCAAGTCGACGTGTCATTCCTATTTTAAAAACATCATCACCAAACGAACCAATATTAGAGATAACGTACACGTGGCCGCGTTTAGTTTGTTGAGCCATAGAAAGAGCTTTTTGGCCTTTCAACAATGCCTCTTCTAAGGCATGTTCTAATTCGGATACCTTCGCTTGGTGTTTCTCAACTTGCTCAGCTGTCATTTGGGCTAGCTTCGATTCCATTTCTTTTCGGGCTTTATCCAACGCTTTTTGGGCGCGGCGTTCTTCATCTTCAGCCTCTCGAAGTGCACGATCAATTTCGGCTTGAGCTCGCTTCTCCTCAGCCATCTGAGCGCGGATTTCACGTTGTTCTTCTCGTTCTTCTTGTTTTTTCAAACGATATTCATGTGTAAGTCGAAGTTCATCCAGCTTCAAATCTAAAAAAGCACGATTGATGTAAATCTGGTTAACCTCATTCATCTTATTCAAGGCATCAAAGGCTTTATAAATTCTTTGCTCCATTTGATAAACGTTTTTAAATGTGCAGTTTGCAATAGCTGCATCACACTCACCATTGAATGCACGTGCTGTCATCTGAATGCCGCGAGTGGTCATTTTCCGACCTTCACTTTTAGAGCCGCCAACCGTCCATTCAGTAGGGCAATGTATTGCGCCAAATTCAGTTTTGTCACGTAGCAGATTTTTTTGCCGTTCGCGACATGCCTTGATCGCATCCTGAAAACTAGCCGAGGTATCAAAATCGAAGTGTGGTGCATAGAACCCCATGTCAGCAAATTCCATATCATCTTTATAAATTGACAGGGCTTCCGTCAGCTCATCGTAAGTGATTTTTTTCTCACGATAGGATTTACGCAATTCATCAATCTGTTTTTCAATTTCTGCACGCTTGACTCTTTGTGTTTCTACAGCGGTCAGCGCCTCTGCGTTCATTCGCTTAGCTGCTAAACGCGCATCTGATAGAATATCCTCCGCACGCTGTGTTATAGATCTTGCATCTTTTTCACTGGCTGCAATAGTGTTGGCTGCTTCAGCTTTTGCCTCGTCAAGGTTATTCTGCGAATCAATAATTAACTCTTCTGCGGTTTGCTTAGCTGCATTCACGATTCGTTCAGCTTCTGTTTCAGCATTGGTGATTGACGCGTAACGCTCAAGTTTTGCCGCCTTTTCTGCTGCATCAGCCTTGGCTGACTTTAATTTAATGATGTTTATCACCAAAATTGTTAGAACAACTACGAAAGCTACAGCTCCAATGGCTGCATAATGCACAATATTCATTAAACTATCCCTGTGAATTGGTTAGCTATGATGGATAAAAATATTGACGGAGTGTCGCATATTTCATCATTTTATATGTGTGAAGTAACTAATTCTTTTTTCAAGGATGTTATTTCAGGTTAATTTTTCATCAGCTTAATCAATAACCTAATGTTTAACCCAGCTCAGGCTGGGTTTTTTTTATGGAGTATATATGGCAGTTGATACCTACAACTGGCACTCGCAACTCGGCGCGGGTGCTGTCGAATACAGTCAAACGGTGCGCTCGGCGCAGTTTGGTGATGGCTACGAGCAGGTGGCTGAGAACGGCATTAATTCCACGGCGATTCAGATACCGATGAAGCATGTGGGCGCTGACTCAGAAGTGAATACTGTTCGTGACTTCCTTCTGGCACATACCGTTAAAGCATTCGTCATCACGCCGCCGGGCGAGGAGATGGGTCTGTATCGCGTCGTGACCGATTCGGTGCGTAAAAACCAACTCAGCAGCAAATTCGCTGAGCTGACATTCACGATTAAGCGCGCCTATGGCGTCTATGCCTGAGGTGGAGCATGACAGCACTGATTGATACAGCTGCAATGCTGGCGCCGGGCGGTAGAGTCCGGCTGGTTGAAGTAGATGCTTCAGAGTTCAGCGGCGGTATTCACCGCTTTCACTACAGTCCGTTTCCCCATACGCCCGCCGAGATTGAAGCGGCGAACGGAGATGAAGCTAAGCTTGGACCAAAGCCCATCATCTGGGATGGCAAAACCTTCGACTTCTGGCCCTTCCAGATTTCTGACCTCGCACTTTCAACCGACCAGGCCGCAGAACCGAAGCTGAGCGTATCGAACCTTGACGGGCATATCACTGCGTTGTGCCTCCAGTTCAAGGATATGGTGAATGCAAAGGTGAGTATTATCGACACCTACGCTGTTTACCTCGATGCGGTGAACTTCCCGGGCGGGGTGAATCCGACAGCAGACCCGACGATGTTCTCCCTGCAGACCTTCTGGCTGGACACTAAAACCTCTGAAGATGATGAAGAGGTGACGTGGGCGTTGAGTAGTCCTGCAGACCTGCAGAACCTGGTTATTCCCACCCGTCAAATTACATCGCTGTGCGAGTGGGCGCTGCGCGGCCAGTACCGCGGCGGTGACGGCTGCACCTACAATGGAACAGCATATTTTGATGCGAGGGGGAATGTGGTCGCTGACCCTGCGCTGGACGTGTGCGGTGGTTGCCTGAGCGATTGCCGCAAGCGATTTGGTGCGGGCCTGGCTGAACCCAATACTGCCACCCTCGATTTTGGGGGATTCCCGGCAACTGTTCTCTTCTCCCGATAACCGGACTTCAATATGAACAAAACGATAATGAACGCTATCCGGGCGCATGCTATGGAGGAATCGCCACGCGAGTGCTGCGGCTTTGTCATCCAGTCAGGAAGGCGTCAGCGATATATTCCGGTACCGAACAGTCATGAAAACCCATCTGAGCATTTCCGTATTGATGGTGAGCACTGGGCAAATGCCGAGGACGCAGGAACCATTATTAGAGTCATACACTCCCACCCAGGCGACGGTGCCCGGCCTATTCCGTCCGATTTGGACCGCCAGCAGTGCAATAACTCCAGTGTGGTCTGGGGCATCTACGCGCCGGACTGCGATGAATATGCTGAGTTAACGCCGGACGCTATCCCGCTGATAGGACGCCCGTTCATCCTTGGCTCTCACGACTGCTGGGGGCTGATCATGGACTGGCATGCCACCCAGGGTGTAATGCTGACTGATTTTCGCGTTGAATACCCGTGGTGGGAAAGCCAGTACCCTGACAACCTCTATTTCGATAACTGGGAACGGGAGGGGTTTGTCGAATGCGACCCGTCGCCAGGCTGTATGGTCATCATGCAGGTTGAATCCAGTAAGTGGAACCACGCGGGGATCATTACCGAGGAAGGCGAGCTGCTTCACCATCTGTACGGGCAACCATCCTGCATCACGCCGTATGCGCGAGGTTATTTCAAAGACAGGATGATGATCTGCGTTCGTCATAAATATTTGCCGCAGGAGATTCAGCCATGGCGCGCTTAACCACGATTCGATTGTACGGTGCGCTGGGTGCGCGATTTGGGCGCGTGCATAAACTGGCGGTGCAGACGTCAGCGGAAGCCGTGAAGGCGTTATGTATCAACCTGGACGGGCTGGAAAGCTATCTTTTGAACGCCAAAAAGAATGGTATGACGTTCGCGGTGTTTCGCGGCAGGCGCAACATTGGCGCGGATGATTTTAAGAACCTAGCCGGAAGCACCGATATTCGCATAGCACCCGTGATGGAAGGGGCAAAAAAAGCGGGTTTGTTCCAGACAATATTGGGTGCTGTCATGGTTGTGGCGGGCATCGTCGTCACGGGCATGACGTTCGGTTCAGCAGGTATCATTGGCGCGGGTATGGTCTCCGCTGGTATCGGAATGATGGCTGGTGGGATTTACCAGATGCTTTCGCCCCAGCCCAAAGGACTACAGGGGCGAGACGATCCTGACAATAGACCCTCATATGCCTTCGGTGGCTCGGTGAACACCCTTGCGATGGGTAACCCGGTCGCGCTTCTTTATGGTGAGCGCGAGATTGGCGGCGCCATCATCAGTGCTGGCATCGTCGCAGAAGACATCTGAAAACTCCTTTCTGAATATCAAGCACCCAATTGGGTGCTTTTTTTATGGATGTAATATGGAAGTGATCACTGGTGCAAAGGGTGGCAGCCAGAAGCAGCATACACCTGTAGAACAGCCCGATTCGGCTCAGTCAATGGCGCGCTGCCGCATGCTGCTGGCGCTCGGGGAGGGTGAGTTTGCTGGTGGCCTGGATGCGACCCGGATATTCCTGGACGGTACGCCGTTGGGAAACCCCGACGGAACGATGAATTTTGAAAATGTGTCATGGGAATTCCGGCCTGGCACACAGACACAGACACCAATACCGGGATTCCCTGCAGTCGAGAATGAAACTACGGTTGGCGTATCGCTGACAAAGGCCACACCATGGACCCGCGCACTGAGTAACACCCAGATTGACGCGGTGCTGGTTCGTATTGGCATCCCTGGGTTACAGCAGCAGGAAAACGATGGGGATATTGTCGGCACCACGGTTCAGTACCATATTGACCTTGCGGTGGACGGTGGCGCTTACTCGACAGTCATGACTAAAACCGTCACAGAGAAGCTCAGTTCGCTCTATGAACTAACCCACCGTATTAATCTTCCCAAAGCCAGCACTGGCTGGCAAATTCGAGTGGTGCGTGACACCGATGACAGCACCAGCCAGATGCTGCAGAACAAAACGCAGGTGCAAGCGATTACTGAGGTGATCGATGCTCGCCTACGATATCCACACACAGCGCTGCTGTACGTGTCCTTTAACGCAAAGTCATTCAACAACATCCCTAAGATTTCCTGCATGCCGAAGGGGCGCATCATCCGAATCCCTTCGAACTATGATCCAATAGCGCGGACTTATAGCGGAACATGGGACGGGACGTTTAAATGGGGCTGGACGAATAACCCGGCGTGGATTTGGTTCGATGTTGTGACTGAGCCGCGCTTCGGTCTTGGGCGCCGCGTGACGCCAGAAATGCTCGATAAGTGGGAGCTCTATCGCATCGCCCAGCGCTGCGACCAGAAGGTACCCGACGGGAAAGGCGGAAGCGTTACCGAGCCACGCTTCATGTTTGACGTTTACATCCAGTCCCAGGCTGATGCCTGGCAGGTGATTAAAGATATTGCCGCGGGCTTCAACGGAATGACTTTCTGGGGCAACAACATGTTCAATGTTGTCTCTGATATGCCTGCGGATACGTCAAAACTTCAGATCCTCACCCGTGCCTCTGTGGTCGGGAAACCAACCTATTCCAGCGGCAGTGAAAAGAATCGCTATAGCTCAGCGCTGATTAACTTTAGTGACCCGGATAACCACTATCAGGATCGCACTACTGCAGTGATGTTTCCCGATCTGGTTAAGCAGTTCAAGTTTAAGCAGACTCAGCTAACCGCGATTGGCTGCACACGTGAAAGCGAAGCTCAGCGCCGGGGTGGTTGGGCAGTGTACTCCAATTCTCTGGACCGTATTATCACTGTCCAGACGGGACTCGATGGCTTCGCTTATGTGCCGGGGACCGTATTTGCGTTTGCAGATGAGCGGCTGTCTGGGCGTGTCTATGGTGGACGTATTACTGATTACGATGCAGGGTTGAAGTCAGTAACTACCGATCGCGGCACGAGTGCGGTGGCGGGTGATACGCTGATGATTCGTACCCTGGGCGGTACCGTTGAGAGCAGAACCATTCAGGCGGTTAACGGCCAGCAACTGATACTGGCTACTGCCTTTACCGCTGAGCCACAACCTAATGCCATTTTTGTTATCGATGCAGGCCAGTTGCGCCTCCAGTATTTCCGTGTAACCAATCTGACATTTAACGATGAAGAGAACACCTACAGTATCACCGGTGCAGAGTACAACGGGGCTAAGTACGATGCCGTTGATAACAACGCCCGGCTGGATACGCCGCCGATTAGTCTGTTACCGATAGGCCTGGTTAGCCAGCCCACGAATATCGCGATTAGCAGTTACGACTCGGTCCGGCAGGGGCAGCGTATTGCAACCATGGTTGCGAGTTGGGATGCGCCAGTAGATAAAAACGGGAAACCTCAGGCGGATATTGTCGCGTATCAGGCACAGTGGAAACGTGGTGATAATGAGTGGATCAACATTCCCGAAACAGGCTTGCGCAATATAGAGATCGCCGGGATTTTCTCAGGCGATTACCTCGTGAGAGTCCGCGCCATTAACTCTGGTGGAGCGTCCAGTTTGTGGACCTCTTCTGTGCTGACTCATCTCACTGGACGTACTGGGGATGTTCCCAAGCCGGTTGGTCTGCGCACCACAGCAATCAACTGGGGCATACAGGCTGACTGGTCCTTTCCGGCGGATACAGGTGATACTCTCCAGACCGAACTGCAGTATTCAGCAAACGGAAATGGGGATAATCCTCTGCTGCTTGCAGGAGTTCCGTATCCTCAACACACATATACCCAACTGGGTTTGAAGGCAGGTCAGGAGTTCTGGTACCGGGCTCGTCTGGTTGATCGCATTGGTAATCAGAGTGACTGGACCGACTGGGTTCGTGGTGAATCTAATGCGAATGCTGACGACTACCTGGGCGATATTGCTGATGACTTCCTGACATCTGCCGACGGTGACCGCCTGACTGGCGACATTGATACCAATCTCGAAGCCGCATTGCAGAACGCGCTGGCCAACCATGCAACCGTGGAACACCAGTGGGCGCAGTACGGCGAGGTACGCGCGGATATTCTGGTGGTTAAAACGACCATTGCGCAGGTCGATAAAGCCATGGCTGAAATGTCGACGCAGGTGCAGGCGCAGTTCAATGATGTGACTGCCGCGCTGGAAGATAAGCTCACCGCCGTGGTTGATGCGACCGGGGCATCTGCAATTTACACTCTTAAAACCGGAGTTCGAATAAACGGTGTGATGTATAACGCCGGGATGTCGATTGCCGTGCTGGCCGAAGCGGGTAAGCCGGTAGTCACCCGTGTCGGCTTTAACGCCAATCAGTTCGTCCTGATGAGTGGCAGCGGTGATACACAATATTCTCCGTTTGCTTCTATTAATGGTCAGGTGTTTATCAGCGATGCTTTTATTCAGTATAGTCAAATCACTCTGGCAAAAATTGGCGAACTGCGCTCCGCTAATTATGTTCAGGGACAAACAGGCACCATTATGAAATCAGACGGAACGTTTGAAATGAATGGGGCTGTTGCCGGGGAGGGGGCAACGAAAATGACCAATCTGAATTACAGCGTTAAAGATGGCAATGGCGTTCTCCGCGTGCAGATTGGCAAATTAACAGGGGTATTCTGATGACATGGGGAATTCAGACATGGGACGCTAACGGTGTCCCGAATAACTATGGCATTAAACCTGTAACCGTGGTGGGAATCATCGATCTTGCTTTAGGTCAGAAAACGGGAAGCTACCAGTTCAACCTCGAGCCCGGTTTAAAGGTCGGTTTTGCGGTTGGTACTCTGGAGGATAAAGGGACAATAAGTTACACAGATAAAAGAAATATTATTGCATCTGGAAACACCATAACAATACAGCCTTCAGGTAGTGATGGGATTAATGATTACCCGGCAGTCAAAGTGCAGTTAATCGTTTTTGCGGAGACTGCGTAGATGGCTAAATATGGCGCATTGATTTCATTACCTAACGGGAACCCTTTTATCACGCCTGATTCCACACCAATGACGCTTTACCGGAAAGTCACTGTAAACTCAACTTTTGGGGGGAATTTTAACAGTGTTTCGGCGTCTGTTACTATCGACGGTCAGAAGGGAGGGATTGCATTTGCACGAACCAGCGCCCCGGCGAAGATATCAGCTTCAAAAAGTGGCAATACGTTCAGTGTTAATGCGTCTAATTACAGGGGATCGGCTTTTGTCCTTGAGGCCTATTTTTTTGCCATATATCCGCTTACGCTTCCTGCCTGGGGGGTGGCTATATGGGATGCCGAAGGGACACTGGTACTTACGAATGAGTCCCGGGTATTAAGCGACCTTACAACTATTGGTTCACCAGGTGCTGTAAGTGGTGGGCTTAACATTGATACATACATGGCAGGCAAATGGGCCATAAATCCGATGGGGCTGGGATCTGTTCTCCTTCATGCTGGTTCGGCACCTGGTGGACAGCCAATCATTCAGTCTGTGGATGTGGGTACAGGTTGCTTCAATGAAGGTGCGGGAACGAGAATAAAAGGACTTACATCAACAACAGCAAGCGGCTCTTCAATCGGTACGACAAATAGTGGAATTGTGATAACGGCGATAAACACAGCTGCATATGATTAAACTGATCGATTTAAACGATCAATTTTAGAATATTGATCTATTAAAACTATTTTTATTATTCAATGCCATTGGTTATTTTTTGTTTAAATAATTAACTCTGGTATCGAAATGAAAAATATAATTATTCCAGTTATTGTCTGCCTGGTGCTTTCAGCCTGTTCAGGACCTGTTCTGGAGAAACAGAAACCGGTTTGTCAGGCTGAGTTAGTGCTTGGTGGACAGCCCCAGTCAGTGCAAATTTACGGTGTGCAAAAAGTTGTTAATCAGACTGAGTACAGGGCCGGTTATCCCTTTAACTGGCGATGGGTGAATAAAAATAATTTCACCAGTTCGAATTGCCCTCAATGAAATACCAAAAATAACCCGCTCCGGCGGGTTTTTTATTATCTTAATTCAGGAGATATCCATGTCAGCAGGAACATTAACCCTGATGAATAACTCGGCTGCGGTCGCTGGCAGCGGGACCGCGTTTACCACTGAGGTGGCGGCCGGAGATTTTATTGTTGTTACGGTCGGTGGTGTTCCCTATACGCTTCCGGTTAAGTCCGTGGAAAGTGGTACAGCGTTGACGCTGGTCAGCAATTACACCGGGCCAACCCAATCTGGCGCGGCCTGGTCAGCTGTTCCTCGTGTGGCGCTGAATATGGTTACTGCCGCAATGGTGGTGCAGAACACGGAGGCGCTGCGGGGGCTGAATTACGACAAACAGAACTGGCAACTTTTATTCTCTGCGAACGGCAATATTACTGTCAGGCTTCCTGACAATACGGAGTTTACAGGACCATCATGGAAAAGCATTATTGATCAGATCAATAATGCTTTGTTGAAAAGCCAGGCCCTGGCCGATCTGCCTGATAAAAATGCGGCCCGCGATAATCTCACTTTGGGAAACTCTCAGGATGTTACGTTCGGTAGTGTTCTTGGCACCCGTGGCGTCAATTCGGTGGCGGGTGGGTCGGGTACAGGCGTCAAAAGCACTGCTGGCGTCAAGAAGGATATTTTACTGACGTCGAATAACGTTGATGGTGAACTGGGCTGGATGATGAACCAGCTGCAGGGGTGGATGGGGAATTCGTTCTATCAGTTTGGCGGGATACGAGGTGCGGGTAATTATCTGGATGCCATTGCTCTAATCGCGAATAGTTTTGGAGCAGGAGCGAACACATACCGTTTCAACTTTCTTTCTGGTTATGGTGGGGTTATACAATCACCACGTGGTTTCTGGGGACAGTGCGGATCGGGTGGCTGGGGGGATGTTGATGGTCCATGGACCACCCCTTACTGGTCCGCCATTGTTGGTGGAAATGATGGTGGCTGGGCTCCAATCGTTTCTGGTGGTTCTTCTGCATCGGGTGGGTGGAGTACTCGTCTGTCACTGGGACTCATTTCTAATGGTGCCAATGGCTGGCCACATGGCGTCTTACATTTTATGGGCGATGCCAGATATCACAGGATGTTCAGATTCAATCCTCAGTCTGGTGATATCACTACTGACGTATGGAACGAATCCGGGTCAAACTGGCAGGGATCGTACGTGTTCGCCAAGAATGCGACATCAGACCGCGATCTAAAAGAAGATATCCAATATCGGGACGGGAAAGACAGTTTCGACCGTGTCATGCAGTGGTTACCGACCATGTTTAAGTATAAGGGGTCGGATACACAGCGTTTTGGCCTTATTGCCCAGGATCTGACTAAAGTTGATCCGCAGTACGTAAAGATAGTGCCTGGTGGACCTGTTTTTGAGGACGTTGTTGGTGTGGATGAGTCCGGTAACGAATATGTTGACCATCAGATTGAGGTTGGTCTCAAAGACGATACCCTTGCCCTTGATAATAATGTCATTATGGCCGATATGGCATGCGCTATGGTTTATATGGGCAGAGCGATGAAGGAACAGATGTCTGAACTCAATTCCCTGAAGAATGTGATTGAGACGCTGAAAGGTAGCCAGCAAAATTGACGGTTGCCGCAACCACGCCGTATGCAAGAGCATGATTGCGGCCGACTGGCGAACGTTCGATAGTGCGAGTATTGAATGATTGCCAGTCACGGCGGATTGTACTTAAGCAATATGACGGTTCAAGGTGTTTAATCTGAAACCAGCCACATATCAGCTTCTTCAAACATTTCCTGAACAGTACGGCTTATCTGTTCCTTCTCATGCTTGCTGGCGTCAGTGTTGATCGCCGGCAGTGTCATCATCGGTTTAACCCGAACATCAGCATCGGGGAAGATCCGGTGAACCCTCTTGGTCAATTCGCCCAGAATGATATCTTTTGCACCAGGCAGCCCATCAAAATTCCTTTTGTCATAAACGAGTTCCACGAACATTTCTTGTAGTCATCTTTACTGGATGGATATACAGTATTTATACTGTGTTTTTATCCGGTATTCAAGAGGGGTTAATTGATGCCACGACGCAGCGATATTGAAATGGCCTGGCATGCTTCGATACAGCAAGAACCTAATGGCCGGAAGACCGTCACCACACAGCGGTTTGTCCAGGAACTGAGCAAGGTTAACTGGAACTGGACGATGAAGCAGGCTAACGAATGGATCGAGTGGTATGTGACATCATTCCGCGATGTATCAACGCAGGAAGGGGAGAACCGTACCTTTCAGCTTTTCAATCCAAACGGAGGACTATAGCCATGGGCTTCCCTTCACCTGCCAGTGATTACGTTGAAACAAGGATTTCCCTCGATCAACAGCTAATCAGCCAGCCCGCAGCGACTTATTTCATGCGGGCATCGTGTTCACATTTCAGGGAAGGGATAATCCAGGGGGCACTACTTGTTGTGGACGCGTCGCTTTCAGCCTGTGATGGCTCGCTGCTGATATGCGCGATAGATGGGGAATTCAGGATCAAGCGATACCGAACTCACCCTCAGCCCCACCTGATAAATCTGGAGAACGGGAGAAGAGAAGTGCTGCCAGAAGACGGTGATGGCTATAATTCTTCACACGCAATATTTGGTGTTATCACGTACATCATTAATGATGCCAGGAACGCGGAGTTTGATGACTGCCCAGTGATGTGAATAGCTGAAACTTTACGGTAAAGTCGATGTTTTGTGTCGGGGTTTTTCCCCAATTATTCCCCGTTGCTTCCCCGTTCAGAAAACAGGCATAAAAAAACCAGCCGTAACAGGCTGGTTCTTCGAGGATTTTTGGTCGGCACGAGAGGATTTGAACCTCCGACCCCCGACACCCCATGACGGCGAGTTACCATCTTAAGGGCTGTTATGTGTCAGAAGCAGACATTGTTAACTTCCATACTAATAAACGGGGAGCAGGGCACTGCAAACTTGATGTTTTGAGATGGGTAATTAGTCCCTATTTCCCTTCTGTTTTTTATCGAATTTTGTTACGACTTTACTCAACCATTTGGGTTCTTCTTTGAGATCTGAGTAATAGCAATTCTCTGGAACTGCTTTCCAGAATTCAGTTATTGCGTCAGCAAACTCTACAAATTGCTCTTCTGATACATGTAAATCATCATGGTCATGTATGTTCTGCGTACCTCGAACATCGGTAGGGTGTTGATAGTACTCAGGATGATTGAATGATAGTGTTTGATGCGCAGGCCCGTCCCCATGCTTGTATACGTTTACTACCAAGTTACAGGCTTTGATCCTCTCTCCGTATCCGGTTCCATTGATTTTGAGGCCAATCCATTCGAGTAAATCAATAAGCTGATGGAAAGTTATATTCCAGATCATGGGAGTAATTAATTCTCTTTTGCACCAGTTACTTAGTTCTTTGATGGTGTGTTCTCTTAGTTTTTTATCAAACTGGTGGTACATTCCTGCCGTTAATGCCAACAACACGGTATTTTGCATCTCCAGAAGCGACCATACATAATTAATTCCCACGTGGTAGGCTTGCTCGTAGGCAGCCATTGGATCATCGTTATCAGGATCGAAATATTTTGAGGTAGCTTCCAAATACTGTTGTTCCCTCCTTTCTGCTTCTTGTTCTAAATCGCCAAACTGCGATAGAAGTCTACGCTTGGCCTCCGAAACGTAAAATTCATGAGGTTCAAGAAAGTATGGAAGATCGGCTCTAGCGAGCCAGAAGGTGACAAAATTTTCTGATGACATACTTTTCCTCAATGGAATGATAGACAGTTGGCGATATGTTGACTCTGAAGATGATACATGACCTGTTTTAATCAACTAAATCTTCTAGAGGGTACTAGAAATCCACTCAGCCGCACTGGCAGATTCGGAAGCATACCAGTAGATAACCACTCTAAATCTTTGACGGCTGAGTTTTAAGAAAAGTCCCCTTTCTAGTGGGTATCTATGTAAAGTAATTAGATGTGACCATAATTACTACTCTTTCAAATTTAACGATTGTAAAAAACGCAATAAAAGAAAATCATCTGGCGCTATAAAATTAACGTATCCATCTGGCTCAATATAACCTTGCGCTATTCTTGGATGACTTAGTGTCTCTTTAGGCAATGGATGCTTGGCAAATGGGTTGTGTAAAATATATAACCCATCCGCTAGATGTTCTACATAATCACTTTTTAAGGCTTGATGAACTTCAGGAAATAATGAGTTTTCCTTTGGAGTAAATGATGTATAAATCGTTAGAGCAGAAGGGTTGTCCGCAAGGGCTCTTACTTTTCCCCAAGTAGCTAAACTACTATAAATCACAGCACTTACATCCGAATATTCAGGTGTGCAGAATAACCCCATGTCTATATTAACATTTTCTTTTTTTACTGCAGCATCGACGTTATAAGAAATTATACTCTTTGACCCTGATTCAATGGTTGCTTCTTCATCATGGTATAGGCCATATAATGTTGCAAGTATGGGCCTAGCTGCTGCAAAGTGTGCAAAAGGTCTGTCGAATGAAGCTATGGCGATTACAAAAGGTTTTTCTTTACATTGAGGAAGTAGAGAATATCTCGATCTTAATTTTTTAACCTTTGATATAAAGCTATTACTAAGTCGAATAGATGCTTCAGAATTAAATTTATTAAAATCTCTCGGCATATCTTCCTTACTGAAACCATGCGCCCCAAGGTCTCCTTGTGCTGGAAGTGCAATAGTTGCCTCAATGCAAAAATCTGGATCATTGACGACGAAGTCAGGAGCGTCGTATGAAAAGTCGCTCCTTAAGCCTAATTCTTTCAGATAGGCAAAAAGATATAATTCCCATAGGCAAGGTTCAAAACTTGTTTGAAATTCTTTAGCAAATTTATTGTCTCGGTCTTGAAATCCTTTTGCCCATTGATTAATTACATCTCTCTCCGGTTTGTAGCGTTCTTCTTTCATCATTGTATATATTGGATGTTGTTTTTCTAAAGGCACTACATCATCGAATAAATTAATGTTGGACATTTTTTTCTCAGTAATATGATTTATTTTAAGGGACGTATGATAATGCATTAGAAAATATGTAAAATCAACTTACCTCACATTTTAAAACTTACGGTGTACTCAAAGGGGGGTTCTTTGAAACCTTAGATTGCATTGCACTGAGGTGACAGATAATATTTTTTTACTTAACCCTTTGAATAACAGTGAATTAAGTAAATATCGAGTCATAGATCGTTCATGATTGTCTTCAACTGCCACTTTTCGCTCAAAGCAGATGTTTTTCTCTGTCGCTTCGTACGTCAACGCATAGTTTCTATTAACTCTGGTCCTTGATTCTTAACATTCCCGACGGCACGCATTACAGCATGCCATGAAAATTTATCAGCCGGCACGGAACCGTCAGCCGCAATTACCGTAGCTTCTTTCCCTCCAATGTCCTGCCTCATCCATTCGCGAGCGGCTTCTGGTGACAGAACCAGCGGCCGCCTGTCGTGAATATCTACCAGCCCTTTGTCTGCAGCAGCCGTCACTATCAGGAATCCTTCTGCTTCATCTCCACGTTCGAATGGTGTTCTGCCGATCGCCGCCATGAATATCGGCTGGCCATCGGCTCGATGAATGAAGTAGGGCTGCTTTTTGTCACCTTCCTTTTTCCATTCATACCATCCATCAGCAAAGCAAATTGCACGACCATACTGCCAGAGTGGTTTAAACATTCTGCTGGTGGCCGCAGTTTCAGAGCGTGCATTAATTAGTGGTGGTTTATCCCACCACCCGGGGGCGTATCCCCAGATAACTGGATCAAGATGGAGTTTCTCATCACGTTCGCTCAGTAGCAGAACTTTGGTTCCGGGCGCAACGTTGAAACGTCCGATCGGTTCAGGGCCATATGGAATGTCTCGTTCGACTTCTTCAGCGAGAAGGGCTAGATAGTCTTCACGCGTCATTGACTGTGAAAAACGTCCACACATAAAAACCTCCAGCCATATGTCAGACTGAAAGTATAGGTGGTAACTAAAAGAGAGGGCGCGTAGGTTAATGTGTACCTAAATGCGCCCTTAATTTGGATTCTGGATGTATTTGTGTGATTATATGATTGAATTTAAAGTGAATTATTTAAAT